GTGTGGGGCTTGGCCCCCCACACAAGCGGCTCACCCCATGCGTGGCGTGGCGTGCGTGAGTGGGCTTTGCACCACACCACAGGGACAGCCCATTCACATGACAGGGGGCTCCCCTATTCGTGTGACTGAGAGCCCTTCGCACGATAGGGCGGCCCTCCCCTACGGGCGTGGCGTGACAGGCGGCTGGGCGTGGCGTGGCCCCCGTGTGGCGTGGCCCCTGCGTGTGAGGGGGCTCCCCTATTCGTGTGACTGCGGCCCCTTTCCCGTGTGGGGCGGCTCCCCCTACCACACGGCGGGGCGGCTCTACCCCGTACACGAGGGCGGCTCTCCCGTGTGTCTATAGAACGGCCTACTGCGTGGTGGTTGCCCCCATGCGTGCGACAGGACCGCCCTCGTGTGGGGTGGCCCTGTGTGTCTATAGAACGATGCACTGCGAGGCTTTACACTGACCCTTTACACTACAAGGAGAGATACCTTTGCACCGACCCTTTGCACTCCTTAAGCCACACACGGCGCTCCAGCAAAATTTCGTGAGCGACTTAGGGTCCTAAAATTTTACAAACAATTTTTATGGCTGGTGGCCTTCGTCACCACATGGTCAGCCCGCTTGATGTAGCATGGTCCTTGCTTAAGGCGAGGGGTGCTGGCAGGCGGAGGCAGGACTTCCGAGAGGCTGTTGATGCGCAGTTCCCTCCCGTTGCTGATGGGATGTCTTGGGCCGAAGCACAGTCAATGATGCAGACTATTGCTGACCATGAGCGTGGTACAGTTGGTGTACCTGTTCGCTTTTCAAGAGAGAACAGTTATCGAACCGCTGATGGGAAATTGATGTTTGATGCTCACGAAAAAGGTTTGGAAGGAAGCACTGACCATCACACAGGTCAAAGTGCCATTTACCCGGCACGCTACTTGACTTTCGACCCTGACGGAACAGCCCGCAGAAACATTCAAGGCTACACCAATCAGGATAAGCAATTTAATGTTGAAAGGTACAAAAGAGAGCATTTGAATTACGGAAAAAATCCTAAGCGTGGGCTTCCATACGACACTCGGTATATGCAAAGTTTGCCGGTGACTGACGCTGGTATTCCTTCTGGTAGGCGTTATGTCGACCCGCAATTCCATGGACCTTTGCTTGATGCTCGGAACCCGGATTTTGAGCCAGAAGGAGAAGTCATAGAGAGTAAGCCGTTCTCATACGAAGACCTTCTTTGACAGCCGACACGCTTATGTTGTGAGCCTCCCTCGGAAGCCCATGACCCCCGAAGGAATCGCTTGGCAAATACTCAAAGGTCAAGATAGAATGGACCGTGACAGGGCACAGTTCACAGGTTTGGCAGGCTACCCTACGAATCAGCCGTACGGAGATATGACTCGACGGGATGCTCGGGGCATAAGCCGTACTGGTCAGCGACAAGCAGAGCGTCGGATGGTCTTTGACGAAACCGAACGGGCTAAGCGAAAGCCAGTTGACTCTGAATTCGATAGTCCCGAGGAAGAGGAACTGGAAGCAGACAATGCTTCTGCTTTGGGCATGAATGTTGCCCAGAAGAAAGATGCTCAAAGAGAGGCCATGCGAATGCTTGGACAAGACCTTGCTCAGCAACGACAACCCGGAATGTGATTTTTTGAACCCTATTGACAACGCTTGGATGCTTCTCAAAGAAGTGACGCTGGAAGACCTGCGCCAAGCGGCCCGCACTGGTGGGCTTCCTGCAACACCTGAGAGAATCCAAGCGGCCCGTGGTCGCTCCGGTATTCCTGCGGCACTCGCAGGGATTGAGCCTTTCCAAAGGTTTGGTGATGGTCAGACGAGCGGTACCGCTGGTCAGCCGATGGCTGAGCGAATAATGGCGGCACAGCGGGGCAGGCTTAACGAATTCGGACAGCCACACGAAGAGGGCTACGACCCAGCGGCATACAAGGACCTTCCTGACTCTGTGAAAAATGAAATGTTAATTGACGAAGTACGCCATGATGATGACCCTGAGTTGCCGGTTTTTGATGACAGCATGCCTGACCCAATGACCGTTCAGCCTCCCGAAGTGACTTCATCAATGGACGCTGGCTTTTTCCCAAAGACACTGCAAGGCCTACAAGCAGACAACCCGGAGGCACAGAAAAGGTTTGCACAAAATTATGATTTTAACATGCGAATGGGAGGACCTGCAAGAAACAGGCGCAGGGACTACTATGGTAATGTCGGAGAAGAATATGGCCCTATCGTCCAAAATCCTCGCAATTATGGCCGTTCTCATAGTTATGACCCATTCTCTTTCAAAAACAGGATTCAAACACAAGAACCTGTTGACGATACTGAATTCGCTGATGACTCAAGGCCAGAAACAATGCCACAAATGCAACAGTTAGGCCAAAGTCTTGCTGATTTCCCTGAATTCCCAGAGGGCGTTCAGCCTGACCCTGATGCTGGGCGACGACAATTCGAGGCACAAGCCAACCGAGCAAGGTCATTGGCCGCACAGTCTGCACAGCCATCCACTGCCAGCCCAATGGACGCCGCAATGCAGGCACTTGGTAATAGAAAGACCGAGGAAGCCGCTCGTGTTCCAAAGCCTGTACAGCGCAGAGCACTCAACACCCGCCGAGGCGGTAGGGGCCGAGGGCCCAACAGTCGTCGCAACCGTCGCCGCTGACCCGAATCTTTATACCCCTAACCTTCGTCGGTAGGTTTGGAGGGCCGGGGTACTTTTCTGTGTTTCTGCGCTTTTTGGGCTTTTTTAGTGCAGGTATATATCACCTTCCGTTTCAGCCCCTGCCCTCCACCTTTTTACAGTGATTCACATGGGCCGAACAAAAAGTCCTCCCTGTCCCCTTTGTAAGCAACAACCTACTCACCGTCTGTACTCCAAAGCGGGCGGCAGTTTGAGAAGTGTTGCTTGGCACTGTCCTCAATGCGAGTGCATGTGGAAAGATTCATGAGCGGAGCGGTCATAGCCGCACCATGGCCGATGAACCGTTTGACAGCGCATGGGCTTTGTTGAAGAGGGACATGCATGACATCACTAATGACATGCCGTCCGAAGAAAGGAACGCAAGGTACCAATCCAATATCAGAAATCTGATAGCACAACAAGCAGAAGAACAAAAACGAGCGGAGATTGAAGCGGCCAACGCAGAAGCACGCAAGCGACTTCAAGCACAACAAGCCCCTAAAATCTCAAATTACATGGCGGACAGTGCAGAAAGCATGGTACGGAACAATCCAATTGCTAATCTTGCCCATCCTTCGGGCCGTCTTCCCGGCGTTCCACTTCCAGATACCGAGCCTCTTGACTTGAGCATGGAGAGCCTAAGAGAAAACCAAGAGTGATAACATGGTCAACGACGACTTTTGGGAAGTTCTCAAGCACGCCACGAGTCCAGAAGCGAAGCGGCACAAATCTGAGTACGATACTGATTACGAAACCAGCCCTGACAGAGTCAAGTACCACACCGACCTCAAGCGTGAGCGCCGTCAGCGAGGCATCGATGGCAAAGGTGGGCCAGACATGAGTCACACCAAAGACCACACACTCGTAGCAGAAGACCCTCATACGAACAGAGCCCGCCACTTCAAAGAGCGAGGCACCCTCAAAATGGTGCCTGTTCTCAAGAAAGTCAACGCCGCTGGCAACTACACCAAGCCCGGTATGCGAAAGAAAATCGTCGCCCGTGTCAAAGCAGGCTCTAAGGGCGGCAAGCCCGGTCAGTGGTCTGCTCGCAAAGCACAACTTGTGGCTGTAAAGTACAAGAAGGCTGGCGGTGGCTACCGTGACTGAACCAGTGGACATTGCTATGCGGTTGCTGAAACAAGAAGACACTCTTGATTACAAATGTCCTCAATGCGGAGGCCAAGGCGGCTTTTATGAAGGTCCCTTTGATGGAGAAGGTGGTACAGACTACGACTACATTACTTGCATAACATGTCAAGGTGATGGAACAATTGAACCAACGCATCATCCGGGGCAAGACAATCAAGGTGCGGTAGGGGCGACTGTTTTTGACAGCCGTGATGAGCAACACCGTCAAGAATATGATGTTGAAAACGCAATGCCGTATGGAAACAAAGCGGTGGTACATGGTGATGGGGAGATATTGGACCCTTACCGAACGGGCTTCTCAAGGGATGGTCGTATGAAACAAACTGCGCATCCCATTGCACCGCAGGAAATCATAGAAAGTGAACATCCTGCATTGAGGCACAGATTACCTACTGTCTATACTCGTGAGTGGGATGGTCGGCCAACCAATAGAGGACTCAATATCACAGGTCTTGGCGGTAGTGATTTCAAGAGAGGCGAACCAATGGACATCGCTATGCGGTTGCTCAAAGGTTCTAATGACCCACCTTATGACCCGGATAACCCATATTGGCAGGACCCAAATTGGAAGAATTATGTTGACCCCGACCCGCTTGGTGCGTTTGGTATTCCTCAATCCACTTGGGATGAAATAGCGGCTGGTCAAGAAGAAGAGGGCAACAAGGTACAAACACCTCAAGAAATTGCCATGGAGGTGTTTAATGAGCGAACTGAAAATGTATATGATAGCCCTGACACACACTGTCAACTTCACGGAGAAAGATTACAGCCGATAGTTGACCCACAAAGCATAAGACAATTTCCTAAAGGTGCAGATGAAAATATGTACTGTACTGCGTGTGAACAGAACATCACCAATGAACCTCGCCAACCTCAGCAATTTGATATTGACGAAGATACTCGACGAAAATTAACAGGCGAACCAATGGACATCGCTATGCGGTTGCTCAAGGCTAAGTCAAAAGGCCAAGAATCACTCACGGAGTGGACCAAAGAAAAGTGGGAGTTCGTCGGTGACGACAAGAAGGAGATGAAGAAGCCCCGTCACAAGCGTGGCAGGTATGCTCCCAAGTCTGTGGCTGACAGCATGTCGCCTTCGCAAAAAGCAACGGAGAACAAAACGAAGCGAGCCGCTCACAAGAAAGGCAAGCAACACGCTCCTCGTGGCAAATCAGTCAAACCGATGTATCGGGCTGTGGAGGGCAAGAAATGACGGCCACCAAGTACCCCTTTGACGAGTGGGGATTTTCTGCGGACAAGGAGGACTACGAGGGCATACCCCGAATCCTCATGGCCAAATTATTTTTGGAACTGCGTAGGCACCTCGCTTCCGTTGTTGATATTTTGGAAGAAGCGTGTGACGAATACCCCCATCTTATCACCGACCTTGTCGAAGCACAGGAGCAGTATCGTATGGTGAGCAACGCTTATGTCCAGATGAGTCATGGAAAGGAGTGTTCCGAATGACTTCTCCTACCGATGCCGCTTGGGATGTTCTTCAAGAAGGACATCGGGTTGAGAAAATTTTACCTGCACTTGCTATTCCTGCTCTTATGGGTGCTTATGGTGCATATCAAGGCTACAAGAATGTCAAAGACAATCGAGTCACTGACCCCGTTCTTGGAGTAGTAGGCACAGAAGGCGATGATTCTTTCGCCAGTAATGCTCTTGAATTCGGCACCGGTTTTGCTCAAGGTACAGGTGGCGGAGTGGGTGCGACTGCCAAATTAGGCGGCAAACTCGGCGCTAAAATCTTTGGTCGCAAAGCGGCAAAGCAAGCGGCAAAGCAAGCCGCCGCTCAAAATGCCGCACGCTATGCCGCCGAAAGAAACGCAGGTAAAGCCATTGGTACTATACCGGAAGGACAAATAGCGGCCGCAAACGCCCGAAGAATGTTTAATCGAACAGGCGTAGCAAGCCCGACTCTTGGGAGTCTTACAGGAGCAGGTAGCAACGCAACACGACAAGCACAATTTAGATTGGCCGCCCAACAATCCCCTTATGCTTTGAGCATGGGCAGACAAGCCGCACGGCAAGCAGGCAGAACGGGAGCATTGGGGCGAGCAGGTACACAAGCAGGACTGCGAGGCAGTCAGGCGGTTGCTAATAATGCCAGAAACATCGGAAGAGTCTATGCTCTTCAAAATGCTGGATTGGACCCAGCACTTGCCCTTTTAGCGGCGGGCGGGTCACTTTTGCAAAACAATCCCACAGACCCCCCACAAATGACAGGCATGTCACCCGGCTACGCAGGTGCAGGCGCAGGTGCGTCAGGCACAGGCGGCTATCAATTGGACCAAGCCGGTGGAGGCATCGGCGGAGTACAGAATGTCGGTGTGGGCCAAGGTGCTCGACAGGACATTTGGAACGATGTCAATTGGAACCAACAACAGCCAGACCCGTACGCTGATGTTCAATGGCAAGACCCAAATAGTCGAGCCTCCTCGCAGAAACTAACTGGTGAGTACATGGACCTCGGTGAATTCCTTCTCAAATCTGCAATTAACGACATGGAACGCAAAGCATCGTGTCCTTCCTGCGGTAAAATGCAAAAGATGTGTGGTTGCGAAAAGAAAGCCGAAGACAAGTCATCAGATAAGAAAAAGAAGCCTGCTCACGGTATGGTCATCGTCATTGGGTCTGGAAAAGCAGGCCCCGGTCCCTCGACTGAGGGCAAGCGTGACAAGAAAAAAGATTGATTTTCAAGGGCCTTGAGCACCCTCTCTGTTCTTGGCCCACCTCAGAAGGCTTTATGTTCTCTCGCAATTTGGGGTACTATGAGAGGGTCCTATGTCAAGCGTAAGTCAACCCACAGACCAAAGTGAAATCAGATTGATGGGGTTAATCCTCATGCAATCGCTGAATATCGGACTTGCTGTCGCTATTTTCGACGCTGGCATCTGGATAGATTTAGAGAGCGTGTCGCTGAATGCGTTCACTTACGCCATGGGTGGTTTCTTTGTACAAGGTATTGCCTACTACTTCTTCAAAATGTTCTTCCAGCAAGGCATGGACGAAAAAGCACGCACTTCTGAAATGGAAAGAGAACGCCGGATGCGATACCGGGGTATGGAACAGAACTTTGAGCGCCGTCGACAAGACATGGAACTCCGTATGCAGGAAGCGCAGTTGGAAAACGAACTTCGTTGGATGGAAACCAACCCCGGCAAGATGCCGCCGAGTTGGGGTGTTCCGGGCGGACCACAGTCGCTGGTTGCTCAGAATGATACCGCTCAGACTTTCTCTTCTGGCACAACAGACTTTCAACCAGCAACAGGCGAGTCACTAAAATTAGGTGTGTCCTTCGATGAAGAAAAGGTCAGCCGTGCCCCTGATGGCAAATTCAAGAAAAAGAAGGAGTGAAGCCTGTGGGCTGGCTGTTCAAAACACCAAGCGATGATGCAACGGAGTCAACCCTTCGTGCTATTCATGTGGCAAACACATTGGATAATGCATACGAGCGTACATGGGGATGGGTCAAAGCCATCCTAATGTCAGCCATTAGTGTTCTTGTCATCAGTGCACTGGAGTACCATGGCGAATACAGCCTTTGGGAAAACACAGTGGACTGGGCCCGCCTCAAAGTTATGGGTTGGTTTGAATGAGTGCGGCGGCAGGCTCGGCTTTGGTCGGTGGTGTTGTCTTTGCTAAGGAATTGTACCACTATTGGATTCCAAGAAAGGTTGGAGTGTATGGTCCTTCAATGGTTGGTAAGACAACGCTCGACCGTTTTTTGACTACTCCGGGTGAGATGGAACACATACCGGTTGAAGAACGCACAACTCACAAAAAAATTCTTGGTCGTTTTCTCTTACCTTCCCCCAGCCGTAAGCGAGTCAGGTGGAAAGGAGAAACCCGTGTAGTTCACTCTTCGGATGTGGCAGGCGAAGAGCGTTTTTGGAACCTGTGGATGGATGATATGGTCAACAGGCAGGTGGAAGCAGTTGTTTTCATGTTCGATGACAGGGCGTCAGCCGGTGGGCAAACAACAATCGAGGCTGTTGGTGGATTCAAGTATCTTGTCGATGCACTCATTTATCGTCAATACCGCTATCGCAACCTAAGAAGCCGCCTCAAAGGTAAAAAATACTGTCCCAAAGTCATTTTACTTGTTGCTAACAAAGCCGATACATGGTGGGACGAGCAAGCAAATACGCTTTGGCAACAACAACGACTTGGTGAACACAAAATTTTCGACCCGTTCAGAGAAGATTTGATACGGTTGCAGAAAGCAGGCATACCTACAAGGCGTGGCATGATGGCCACTCGCATCGGCTGGAATGTTGAAAACACCATGGTGGACCTGTTGTCGAGTTAAGGAGTAAGAAACATGCAAAATAGACGATTTGGATATGGAATGGTGCCTCAGCAAGGCAACGGTGGGCTACACACGCTAACCGAAACTCAGATGATGGCGCTTTCAAAGCAGGGCAACTTGACCCACGAACAACTTTTGGAGATGCAAGGTGCCCAGCAAGGTATGAAAGAGGTAGCCGTGAAGAATAACATCGAGGTCCCCAAGGTCAATTTTTACCCCAGTCGCCACCCTGACCCAAGAAAGGCCCGTAAAAAAGACATAAAACAGGCTCGTAAATTGCTGAAACCCAGTAAGCGTAGCGTTTTCAATCCTCTCAGGTGGGTAGGTATGAAATATCGATACAACAAATTACACGAACGGTGCGTTGTTGATGGCTGTGACTGCGTGTCCCTCATCAAATACGACAATCTGTACGCTAAAATCTGTGATGAGGAAACAGGCGAGAGTCTTTGGGACCAATACTGGACCAATCCCGTCACTGGTGAGGTACAAGCGTTCATCGCTCGTGAAAATATCACAGACGGACGCCAAATGAGAGGGACATATTGCCCAGAACATCTTCATTTGTACCACCTTTTGTGCAAATGGGAGGACGAAGATGACAAAGTACGCCTTACTTCCAAAGCAGGTATGAAGGAAATGGTCAAAAAAGGCGTTAGTACAGTCGCAGTACCCATTTCAATGGTCAAAAAGAAGGACAATACACCCCAATTTTTGACCAAATATGAGCCCTTTTTCGCTGAATTAGAGCGTGATTCTAAGAAAACACAGGGTATTTCCATCCTCCATTACCAGAATCCGGTATCGAAAATGAATGATGTGACCATGGTTGTCTTTGATTTACGCATATTTCAGCAGGAATTAGGGCAACAGGCCCCTGATTACACACCTTCAATTCTCGATGCTGTTGGGCAGATGGGCATAAAACAAGCAGAGCCCTTGGTAAGCCAACAGGTTGAAGAGCAGATGGTACCTCAGACTGCACAGGGGCTTCCTCTACAATAGGTGATACCATGTTATTTGGCAATAATCAACAAAACACAGGTGCGCTTAACCTTGGCGTAGCCCAAAACACGAGCCCTCAACCCTATGGCTTTGCTCAACAGCAACAGAATACTGCTTTTGCACAGGGAGGAATGGGTGCTTCGTTCATGCAGGGCGCAGGAATTAACCCGCAGATGATGCAACAGCCTATCACACCCCCATCTGAGGCAGAAATTCAACTCGCTTTGATGCGTTCAATTGCACCTATGGACCGATTTGTCGCTGGTCCACAGATGGCAACCCTCATACAGATGCTTAATGACATTGTGAGTTTCTCTGTTTTGGAGATACTCAAGAATGCGTCCTTCACTGTCGACGAAGATTCTGGAAAAATGAGTCTCGACATTACCTCCCTGCCCAGCAACTTGCAAACAATGAGTGCAGAGAACATCACAGGGCAGTTCACTACTCTTCAATCGCAGAGTCAACAGAACATTCAGCAGGCAGAAATGCAACAACAGCAGATTCTTGCCATGGCCCAGCAGTCAATGATGGGCGGCGCTCTTGCCGCCGCTATGGCTGATGAAGGATTCATGCAAAAAGTAGGCTCCACTACGGGCAACTTCGCTCGTAGTTTCATTGGAGGTCGCTGATATGAATCCATCACCACAATTTTACTTTTCAAATGCAATCGCAATGACGACTCGTGACATCTATGCACCCAAGAAAACAGTCATTGTTGACATGGTCATGGTTCAAATCCTTGCCATCATGGTGACGCTCTGTCTTGTGCTCATTACAGGAAGCCAGACGCTTTCTTCTGACACCATTGCCTACATGATGGCAGGACTTATGGTATCTGTCCTCATGGCAGGTGGCATTTACTCCCGAATATCAGGAATGTAATTGTCCCATTTGCCCAAGGGGCATGTTGATGATGCCAATTTTGCCTTTGTCTTCATGACACAGCCACACTCAGAGCAACGGTACCCTGTCCAACTTGGGCATTCTTGACAGGTAGCCATTCTTTTCTGCATTGTTTCTTCTGGCACATTGCGCCTCAGCACCACATCTCTGGTGGCTTTGGCTAACGACACTGCCGTGTCTTTAGAAACAGGGATTCCGGCCACTTTGATGGGTATCTTTTTGATTCTGCCCATGGCCAATCCTCTGTGCAATGTCCTAAAGCCTTATCGCATGGTGTGGCATGGCCAACATTATGGCAGGTCGGCAGACGAAGATGTCATGCTCTTTCTGTCAGGATGAAAATCGTGACGAACTTGAGTTGCAGATTGCTCAAGGCACTGTCGATATGCGTGTTCTCGACCGTGATAAGGGCTGGAGAACCAACACTTCTGAGCGACACATGCGCAATCACGCAGGTGAGAATCTTGAAGGCTCTAATCATAGATGTGCTGTCTGCACAGATGACTCCCGTTCGCTTTACGAAGTGGCATATTTCGATGAGGGTATGACCACTCAGGAAATCGCAGAGGAAATTGGTTGTTCTGAATCTCTTGTGTACAAGCACATGAAGGAACACTTCACTCCAATCGTACAGCGAGGGGCTTCCGCTATTGTTAGTATCAAGGTGGGCGAAGAGGTCAATGTTCTGCGCCACAATACTGAGCGACTCAATGAAAAATTGGGCAGGTACATGGACGAAGTGAGCATTCACGACGACGGTGCTGTGTCTGACATGGTGCGCCTCAGTAAAGAAATCCGAGAATCAATCAAAGACCTCACCACTTTCCAGAACCAGTGGACTCAACCCGAGGATAAAATGGTCGCAAACACCATTAACATCCTCAAAGTTGAAATGGCTAAGGAAAGTCCAGAAACATGGATGCGAGTCAAGAACGCACTCCTCAACCAAGAGGATGTCGACTTGACTGACATTGTACCACAGGAGGATTAAGCATGCCAGCAGGAATGGGAACGGGAACTGACACCCGTATGTACTCTCCTCGCTCCGAGTCTGACCACCTGTACACTGCTGATGACGAAGATTCGTACAAGCACGGCAAGGGTTCTCCTGAGAAGGTGGATGAACTCAAAGACAAGCGCATGCAAGAAAAGGATGCTGAAACAAAAGTCAGCGACAATCCCCATCTCAAAGTCAGCGTTGAAGAACCTGAACCTGAAATGCCTCCAGACATGCCTGTACCAGAAGAAATGGAAGAGGAGGGTATGGAAGAAACGCCTATGGCGAATCAAGCGGAACTTAGTGACATCACCGGTTCCGTGGGAACTGGTAGCCCCGATGTTGGTTTCAGTGTTGGCGCTCAAGCCATGTCACCGTTTGGTCAGAATACATTGGCCACAGGTGAGCCGATGGACTTAGCGTTCCGTTTGTTGAAGCAGGACCAAATTTGTGATGTTTGCAATGGGCAAGGTATGATTGAACGCATGCAACACACATATCATCCAGTGACAGGTGAACCAATCACAGTTCCGCAAACCGTTAGTTGCTACCATTGCGGGGGAACAGGAAAGCACATCGACGAAAGGATTCACCCCGGACAAAATGAACGCCAATCAAATGTGGTGACTGGTAAGGGCATAGGCACTGTCGGTGCAGGAGATGTTGGTTTGGCGTTTGATGATGATTTTGCCTACACCAATCAAGGCATTCCTTTCAATCCTGCAACAGGATTTACTCGCAGTGAGCCGCTCGACATCGCTCACCAGTTGCTCAAAAGAAATCAACAAGACATCGACAACCCGGTGTTCCAAGGACCACCCGGCGGCCGTCGACCTGACCTTGCTACATCTATGCGAAGCAAGCGACAGTCCCGCACTTTGAGCCCAAGAACTGAACATGGTGGCCTGACTGAATCTGAATTGGCTGTCGAAATGTCTCACTTGGGTGACAAAACCAAACAGCCATCCAAGTTGTTCCCCGGTAAATACCGACAAAACCTCGGTCAGCGTGCCGCTCGCAGAAATGTAGGCAACATCTCAATGCCCTATCAGACTCACAACATCGAACAGCGCACACCCGTCGCTCCCGGTCCTATGGGAGCAGGAAAAATGCCACGACTTGCAGGAGAACTGTCCAAGTCTGAACTCAAAGACATGGGGATGCTCCTCAAGTCCGCAGAGAACTATCTGCACATCAGCCAGTTGCGCAACCTTCTGCGTGACCTCAAGCGGGCTATCAAGAACAAGGACAGCACAAACAAAGCCCCACCGTCAGGCAAAGGCAGTTCCAAGGAAGGCGAAGCGGGTCACCGTGACGGAGAAACCACTCAGCCACAAGGTGGCACAGACAACAAAGAGGCCGATGAAATGAGGTCCTCTGGTGCGTCCGGTCATATTTTCGTTAGTCGAGGTAGCGGGAGGACCGCTTGATGTTCAAGATTCACTACTCTTCTGAGCAACTGAGTCAGCGCAGGGCTGGTTTTAGTACCAATCAACCTACTCCTATTCGCAAGTCGTTTGGGCTCTATCACAAAAATGCACCTGTCCGTCACTGGGGACCTGCTGACCTTTTGCACAATCCGCCGGGAGCGCAAGACCCTGCCCATCCTCTGCACGGTTGGTATAACCAGTTCGACGCAGATGAAAGCGGTAGCAACCATGTCCATCATCCTCCGTTTGGGTACGATTTTGAAACAGGTCAACTTAGCGAGCATGTGGACAAAGGCCGAGCACAGGGTAGGCCAGAAACGGCCCATCCTCTTGATGCGATGATTGGTCACTTGGGGAACCAGTATGGTGACATGTTTAAGTCAATGAATATGCGTTTGGCAGGAAAGAATCCTAAACAACTGGGTATGTTAGTGGCCGAAAATATATTTTCTAACGCAATTAGAAAACACAACAAAAAATACGGAACTAATTTGCCTGACATCAATAGTGCAGAATGGCGAAGAAACCACATAGGTCCCCACGACAAGGTTTCGCAGGCACACGAGCGGCAGGTTCGTGGCGCAACTCCGCTTGAAGATGGCACTTTGCCTTTGTTGAACTATTCACTGAATCAAGGAAATGTTGACATGGAACATTCGGACAAAGGTGCTTGGATTGATGCAGGTCTGCATCACATGTGGGAAGAGTCGAGAGGACAGGCTGAACTTTTCAACGCCACTATCGAAAGAGATGGACTCTTTGGTTCCCCGCCGGTTGACCCCAGCATCATACCAGACATCAGAAAATTGTCTTACATGAACTCAATCAAGGTTCCTTTGGAAATAATGACTTTTCAGAAAATCCGAACCATGAATAGGCGTAAAGGCCAAGAATTCGTTGAAGGTAGTGGTCATCTTCCTCATGAAATGGTTGATGGTTCAGTACAATCAGGCGTTATCGAAAATTTCCACCCGTTGGATGCTTTGCCTTGGTTGCCACAGGGTATGTTCGCTTACAATACAACCCCCGGTGGTGGCACTAATAAGCCTGCAAATCTTGCAAGAGAACTCAAAGCAAAGGGCATAAGACCAGTAGGAAAGCCCACTGAAAAATTCCCAGACGGTCAACCTTACAACCTCGATAATCTGGCTCACACTATTTACATGAATGGATTGATGAGTATTGGCCGGGTTTCCAATGGACCCTTTCATAGGGCTATGCAATCATTGGGCGCACATCATGGCGTTGATACAGAAAGTGATGAATACAAAAAACTGCTTAATCAGGTCAGCACTCGTGGCAAGACCACAAAGGGTCGTTTGACGCATGCAAGGCATCTTATGGCAATACCTCTTATGATGGCTTTCAACAAGGTCAGAGAAGGAGTTCCAAAAGACGAAGCAAACGAACAGGCTTTTGCTGAACTTAGAGAAAGTGACTGGCAGTACGGTGGAGGCAGGGGGACTCACAAGCACATAATTACACCCGAGCACGAAGAAGAGGTTCGGCATTTGGCAGACGCACTTAGACAAACAGAAGGACATGCGGGTGAAGAACACAGAGAAACCGGAGAAATGTTTGTCGAACCTCACAGAAATCACCCAGACCACGCTAAGCATTCCCTTCCGAGTGAAGGTTGGGGAGGACTTATTCACACCAAAGGTGCAAGAATATCAGAAACGGCAGATGCCGCACATGCGGCCGCTGATGCACAACTTCAACAGGCTATGAATAGACCTGACCAGTCGATACAACAAGACTCCTATGAACAAGGGTTAAAAGAAGCACAAGATAATTTGTTTGCCACTTCTAACGACCGACATGTCAGCGACCTCCTCAAAACCATGGAGCGTGTGCAGATGCACGACGCAGTCAATGACACCTTTGTCAAATCCATTACGCCCAGCCAATCCTATTCTCTTTCCAACTCAACGCATGTCGGTGTCATTGCTAAGCAACTCAGCCTTGCTAACATGGACATTCACGGCATTTACCACTCACAAGGCGACTGGGAGCGGGTGGCCAAAGATTGGTCAGTCGACCTCAGCACAGTCAAAGTCATCAAGGCAACATTCGGGAGCGTGGACGCATGAGTAAGAAAATCGGAGTGCGTAAGGCAATGCAGATGGACACCAAAGGCAACATGTCCTATGTAATGGATGTCGGCGGAAAACAAAGCGGTGAGAATCGTGGGCCTACAAAGCGAGAGTATGTAGGCGGTAAATTGGGTGGCGCAGTTGGCGTACTCGGAGCATTGACAGGCTCTCACCGTTCACTTGGTGGACTTGCGGGTTCAATGTACGCTGGCGGAATGCAAGGTAGTGCCGCTGGGCGAGGACTTGCTGGCTCGACAGTTAGTCGCACACGCAGAGCCCGTGCCAAACTCGATGAGGGTGAAAAACAAGAGAATGCCCAACTCGCCGCACAGCGACAAAAGAGAATGGGCAGGGTCGAAGCAGGAGGTTCTTACAGTCCTGTCATGTTTAGTGACGAAAGTGGCTTGTACGGTGCAGGGGAAAATCCTAACTTTGGGGGCTTCCGCCCCAGTAAAAGAGCAAAATTCATGGCCGACCGTGAAAGAGCAGATTTACAAGCACAGGCACAAGCGGAATTAGAGGCTAAGGAAGCACAGAAACTCGGGTTGCAACTTGCAAGGACACATCCTGCTCTTGTGGAACAACTTCAAGGCAACCCCGAAATGTCCGCTCAGTTGGGCGAATTTATCCAAGCCCCCGGTGCATCAGCAAAGGTCAACGCCGCCAGCGGATTCAATGCTCTCGGCCCTAATAAATCACCAACACTCGGCTCGATGGGGTCAGTAGCACCATTGAGTCCTGAGACTAATAAGCAAATTACTCAAGGCGACCAACCTCTCCTACACCAAGGTGTATCTGACCATGAAATGGGCATCCATCAAGACGGAGGGACTCAGGTTCAACCTGAGAATGTCAAGGAATTATTTGCTACGATGAACCAAGGTCAAGAAACGGCGGGACAACTCAATCAAATTATGAATCAAAGCGAAGTTCAAGGGTCGTGATACCATGTCTGACGAACCGGGAGCCGTGCAAGACCTTGTCCTTCAAATCGACAGGGAGATGTCAGCCAAGTCGTTCAAGTACTTCTTTACAGAAATGCTCGGCTTCGACTATTCCCACCATCACCAATCATGGGAACAGGGACTGAATGGCAACAAGTACTACTGTGTCAAAGCGTCCCGTGACCACGGCAAGTCTGTGTTCTTCATGTCCTATGCGCTTTGGATTGCCGCATTCCAACCTAAGACACACATCATGATTTTCTCACACTCTCTTGAACAGACGCTGGAACACATGCGTTTCATTAGAGGCAACATCGAGGGCACTGAAATCCTCAAGCATCTCAAGCCTACTGGCAAGCCTTGGGCTAAATCTTACTTTGAGTTCACCAACGGTAGCCGTATGATGGCAAAGTCCGTTGGTGGTGCTACTCGTGGTTTCCACCCTGATGTGGTTGTCTGTGACGATATTCTCTGGGGTACGACCGCAGGCGAACTCCAGCGTGCCGCTGACTGGTTCTATACTGTCCTGCTCCCTGTTCTGCACCACACTGGTCGCATGATGATGGTCGGTACACCGTTTTCGTACGATGACCTGTACTCTGAACTGGAACAGAAAGAAACCTTCCAAGTCGAAACATACCCCGCTATCAACGACAAAGGCGAAGCCCTTTGGCCTGAGCGTTGGGATTTAGACGCACTTAAGATGCGTGAGAACTCAATGCCTGCTATCAGGTTCGCTCGTGAGTATCTCTGCGAACCTATCCACGATACATCCAGTATGTTCCCAATGTCGTTGCTTGAGTCCGCTCGTGACGAAAACCTGTCCCTGCTCGACTATGCCGAGCACGAGTACGATGAAAACGGCGAGTCCACTGGTATCTTCGGTCAGCATTTCATTGGCTGGGACCCTGCAATTGCTTCCGACAAGAACGCTGACTACACCGCTATGGTTGTTCTGCGTGTCGTCCCCGGTGACAACACCAAGCAAATCGTGCATGTGGTCAACGAAAAGGGACTCGGAGGTATGGCACAGAAAAAGCGCATGCTCCTTCTCAACAACAGGTTCCAACCAGACCTCATCGAACTTGAAGGCAACAACTTCCAGCGTATGTTTGAGGCTGAACTCAAAGACATGCGTGATGATATTCCAATCAAAACCTTCATGACCACTCGTCAGCGCAAGGAAAGCATGTTCATGTCGTTGCTTCTTGCTCTTGAACAAGGGCAAATCAAAACACCTTGGGGCGACGAGAAGAGCAGGGAGCATACCCGTATGTTAGAAACCCAACTCAGTCGATTTGGTATGACCAATGCCGGTCGATTAGAATCGGTCGGTTCTCACGATGACTTGGCTATGGGCCTCGCTCTTGCTAACTGGGGTACCAAAGAATTCCGTGGCAACATTGTGTTGCTTGAGGAAGACGACATGCCCGGATTTGATTCTTGGATGCTCGGAGCCCCGAGCATGCCGAACCCGACTTTTGGTGGAGATGACATTTTTGTTGCGTAGTCGAATTAGGGACCCAAATGCTGATAAAGTACTAACGCAGGAGTGAAAATTATGTGGTCTTCGCTGTCAGTCGGCTCATCCTATTATCAGTTGGATGTCGGTGATGAATTGACCAGCCTTGTCGCATCAGCATTGACAGCACATCCTCTGCTAAAGCACCAGCCAATCGATGCTATTACCATCGCAAAGCAGACTCTTCCTCAACCTGAGCCTGAAATCTTTGTTGAGAACTACGATTTCCCAGCCAATGGCGACTCGTGGTTCATCAGTCACTTTGGCAAGGGAGCAGAAGAAGTCGTCAAGAATTTCAAGCGAGCCAGAAGGCACATGAAAGATATGAAAGATGACATCGACAAAGCCATCGATAGTGTCAGAGAACTCAAATCCAAAGAAGTACAGAAAACACTTGACGCTGTCCCTTGGGCACATCATCATCATGATACCATACGAAACCTTGGCTTGAGCGACAGGAATCTCAAATCGCTTCGGCTTTTTGGTAAGTCAAGAGAAAGCACATTGCGCAGGGCCTGTATGCTTTGGGAATCTGCTGACGATGCTCTCAAGATGCTTGATGAATTTGAAGATGTTTGGGGACCAGAAGAGCAAAACGCTTGGGTCACAGCAATGGAACAGCGGCAAGACGCTAAGAAAATGTGGCGCAGTGGCCTTCATCAAATCGACACGCTCACAAAGGAACAGAAGGGCTGGCTTGAAATGGCCAAGCAAGAGTTGTCAGAAAAGGGACACATGCGTGCCCGTGACATCACATCAAACATGATTGAGAAGGGAGCAAGCCGAGTTGATTCTAACCGCATGTCCAAACTCCTCAGCATGTACGGTGAAGAAGTCGACATCATCAAGGCACCTCGCAGGGGCGAATATGTTGTCTTGTCCACAGACGGCATCATTGTCAAAGACCCATGGGCCTATGCCGCTGGTTTCTTCGATGCTGATGGTTCTATCTTCATCACCAAGCGTGGCGAAGTACGGGCATCAGCCGTGGCCACTGGTGACAGAGGTCGCTACCACTGTGAGCGTTTGCAGAAAACATTGGGCTGTGGCACTCTAAGCCTCGATGAAACCGTTGGTAAAAACAGCAAGCGTAAGGTACACAGACTCAACTTTCAGTCCAAGGCCGATGTGCGAAAAGTACTCAACGGAGTCCTTCCTCACTTACAATTGAAAGAACTTCAAGCAAAAGCCGCTTTGCGGTGCTTAGAAGAGGATAGTTCTATTCACAAGGAGCAACTGCGGTTGTTTGTTCAGCATGAGAATTGGAAGGATGACCCTGAAAAACTCGATAAAAAAATGGGCGACTGGACCATTGACAAAGAAACAGTCATGAGTTGGAAAGAGGTGCTATGATGGCAGAAGAAAAAGGCAGAGTCCGTACAGCATTGAGTAATTTATCCGAGAGGTTCCGACGCCGTCGTACCCCTGAGCCACAGATGCCGCTGTGGACCACCGGTATTCAAGAGCCAGTCATCGCACAGGGCATCACCATCCCCGCTTTGTATTCAGTAGCATCAGAAAATGTCATTCTCCGCACAGTTATCACAACCCTCCAGCAGGAAATTTTCCGCAGAGGCTACTATTGGGAGAAGGCGTATCACATGAAGTGCAATGTGTGTGACAAAGAGCACCAACATGATGTTGAACAGTGTGTTGATTGTGAATCCATGGATTTGTCAAAACCCGACCCTAACAATCTTGTGTACCCTAAGTGGCTTATCGACCAACGAAATTCAATGGAACAGCGTTTCATGGATGTTCTGCGTGAGATTGAGTACGACCTCAACATTGTTGATGATGCGTTCCTTATCATGGTCAAAGAGTACTATGTTGACCCAGAAACCAACGAAGTTCAATTTTACAGAATCAAAGAACTTCTGCGAGGTGACCCTATCTTCATGCGTATTGTTGCTGACAAGCGTGGTGTTCGTGGTGGACGGTACAAGGTGTGCCCCCTCCACCGTGACCAAGTCCGAGGATATTCGGAACAGGATAAGAATTGTGAAACATGTGGCCATGAGTTGGAAGATGTTCACCATGTCAACACAGCAGGCGCAGGTAAGTCACAGTATTATTTGGAAGGCGAAGTGTTGCATGTAAGCAAGTACCAGCCTTCAAAGTTGTACGGCCGTAGCCCTGTTGCCACACTGTGGCGTCAGGCAATGACACTTACGGCTATGGACAATTACATGTACACTGCATATTCCAAACGCCGTGTCCCAAGAGGTCTTATTTCGATTACGACTGACAATGTTGAATCAATGAAGTCGTTCTGGAAAGGCGTTGATGAGAAACTTGAGCGTGACCCGCACTACATTCCTAAGATTGCTGTCGAAAGCCAAGGTGGCCGAGGCGGTGTCAATTGGGTTAAGTTCATGGACACGCTGGAAGAGATGCAATACATCTCTGTGCGTGATGAGATGAGAACTCGTCTGGCCGCTTTCTATGGTGTGTCCAATGTGTTCATGATGGACACTGGTAAATCTGGCGGATTGAACAACGAAGGACTTCAAGTCCTTGTCACCAACCGTGCTGTTGAGTTCGGACACAAAGTGTACACTGAGAACCTGTTCCCTCGTTTGATGGAAGAGATGGATGTTCACGATTGGAAACTCACGCTTTATCCCAACGAAGAGGAAGACGAAGTCACACGCTTGCGTCGTGATGAGATGGAAGTCAACATTGCACAGCGTATGGCTCAACTTGGTTATCAGGCTGAACTCATTGAAGAGGGCGGCCGTGACATCCGATTCATCTACAAGAAGCAGGAAATGCCACCCGGCGCTCCTCAAGGCGGAGGCCCCCCAATGGGCGGTATGGGTCAGCCCGGTGCCTTACCTACACGAAACATTCCTCCACAACTCGCAGGGGCGTTGGCAGGACAAGCGAATGCAGGTATGGCCGCAATGAACCCCGGAGGACAAGGTGTAGGTCTTCGCAACCGTGGACCAGCCAGCCCTCAAAACTTCCAAACAGCGGGCTCAGGCTCACCAATAGGAAGTGTTCAGCAACGAGGCCCACCCGCCTCACCACTTCAACAAGCCCGTGACAGTACCAGTGGTTTTTGAGCAAACTTAAAGACAAAGGGAGTAATCGCATGGACATGGACCTAAAGAAATTGGACCCAATGGCTCGCAAATTGCGAGGTCATGTTGACGCTTTTTACAAGGCACTTGAAGAACAAGATTCGTATAACGCAGGTACTCACATTAGTGAAGTCTTGAAGTATGCAGAATACCTTTCAAACGATGTACACTCTGCCATTACCAAGTCGGATAACAGCGTCACACCACAGGGCGTCAACGACATCTATGTCGGAGGAGTACCTGTGCGCAAATTCAACAAGGTACAAGGCGTTCACGAGGCAACCACTCGTGTTTTGCCCGGTACCATCCGAACAAACCGTCGTGGTCCGATTATGCAAGGCCGCAACAACCGTACGCTGTGAGTGATTTAAATGAGCGACCAAGGAGAGGAAAATGTCGCTGAGAAGTTGATGAGTGCATTGATTTCCAAAATGGAAACCATGGACAGCAACTTGCAGATATTGAAAGCAGAAAATGAAGTGCTCAAGGGTTTGATGCAAGACCCTGCGGCTTTGTTGAAGAAGGCAGGATTTGTGTCACGACGAAGCGCAATGCCTGCTGATGTTATGCCAGATTTGTTCCGAGGAGATTCACATAACGACCTCCTCAAGTCTGACGCAGTCGTCGACGGCATCCACATGCCAGCATCGAACCAAGAGTTCCACGAAATGGACTGGGGAGATATTCATCGACTTGCCGCCGAAGCCAAGAGCCAAGGCGCAGTCGGCAACAATTCAGGAATGGAGTGATAACATGCGACCAAGATACGAACCTCGTGACCCTAAAGTTGACCAACTGTTGAAAGCCGCTAAAGATGTTGAACAGCGTTTGCTCAAAGAACAAGGCGTTCCTTTCGCACAGAAAGAAGGAACTGACCTTAACGATGTTCAATTCCATACTCAAGTCGGTGGCGACACAGGTGTACAGAATCAGTATTTCAGCACCAATCAGCGAACTATCGCTGTCGAAGATATTGCCAACAAGGGCGCTATCTCTGAGAAATCAAATGTTCTCGATAAGAATCCTCACTACCCTACTGCAATCTCAACGCTCGCAGGGCACTTGACCGACGGCGGCGACAAGAAAGCAAACGACCGCTCTTGAGGCGGTGAGCGTTTGTCCGAAGATATTCTGCTGAAAGATGCAGAAGATGAGGCTAACCAAGCAGTGTCGGTTGGTCAGACAGAAGAACAAAGAGATACCCTTTTTGACGGTCAGCCACCTGAAACATCTGCGGCAGAAACTCCGGGCGATTTTCAGCAAACGATGCTGGGTGCCCACCCTCACGCAGAACGAATAATGCCTTTGGAAGACCCTGTCCACAGAGGTAGTCATTGGCCCAAAGACCGCATTCAAAACTTCAACGACCTTCCAATCGGTCGTAAGGAAGAACTTCGTGGTACGGGCGCAGAGCACTTTCCAGATGTGTCACCGCTTGATTTTGACCCCTTGCATGAGGCCCATCCAGAACTCGATATTGCACCTATGTGGGTTCGTCTGCTTGAATCCTTTTTCACAGATGGTGTTTCCAAAAAGCACAAAGAGAAAGAGTACGCTTGGGAAAAGGAGCATCAAGGCACTCAACACATTACAAAACCTGATGGTTTAGGTGCGTTGCCACAAAACCAGAGCAATCACGATTTGTATGAGGCTCATTACTACAATTTTCTCAAAGGATTGATGAAGAAACAACCGGGCTTACTGGATTTTCTAAATAGCCCCAAAGGCGAAGCCCTTGAGAAAACATTGCGAGAAGAACACATGAAGCAGGCCGTCAAGAGTTGGCAAAGCGACGAGATTGACGAAGAGAGCGGAAGACGCATAGGTATGGGTGAAGAGGACTATTTGTACGGAATGGAATGGCTTACGCCTGCACAGCGTGTACAAGTGTATCAGCACATGGCCGACAATGATATGGATAGTCTTGAGCATCAAACCATACCGGGTTTAGAGAATTACTCCATACCCCGAGCCAAGCGTAATTTCGTACAGCGTTATTCCCCCATCTTTCAACATTGGACAGGGCACCCGAATTATGCCGCTAACCCAGTGTTTGCAAAGTTGATTAAGACGCCTAATTTGAGATACAACAATGAGTATTTCCTCTCGCAATTCAAAGAACGGGCTTTTGATTTACACCAACGCCTCACTAATTACAACGCCGAAAGGGCTAACTTCAAACAACCTCACAAACACGGGTATCATCTCCCAACGGGTGGTCAATTGCGACCAAGAAATACAGCAAAGAGTCCAGCCCCAACTCGATTTGGAAGAAATGATATGCTTTTAGCGGCAGGTATTGACCCTGCTTCAACCCGGAGAAGAGGGGATTCTTACAAGTTCTATGAGCAAGGACAGCATCCGTTGTACGGGGAACTGTGGAACCCTAATTCAGTTGATTGGACTCCAGATGAAATCAAACAATACTTGCTTAGGTTTGAGGATGAAATAAGTAAATTCACCAAGGACCATGCCGCAAGAAATGCTTTTGCCTTTCACTCCCAGCCTCATGTTGCGCACGAAGGTGAAGGTGCACACGCAGAAGAGTACACAATGAATGAGCCTGAATCACTGAGCCATCATTGGTCGCAGGCGCACATGAAAACAGGTGGCATGGGCAAGGCTCATGAAACCAGAAAACACATCGAGCATGCAACGAATTTGGTTGAAGGTGAAACAGCAAGTCACTTTGGTGACAACAGCCGACCTGATGAAACCGACATCGCATCTCTCAAAGGGCCTGTGTTCGACCAAGGTGGATATGCTTATCTTCGGACAGATAGTCTGCGGTCTGGTTTTGGTATGCCTGATAGGGCAGTTGAACCTATGAGGTTCGGTAAATTTGGACCTGAAACCTTTATTTTTCAACCAGCCAATCCAATACATACAGGACTTAATCCGGGTCCTGTTTTCAACATAGGCCATGGTAATAACCACACCACCCGTACACAATCGACATTCGCTGGACTACATGCTAATGAAGGACACACTCTGTTCAACAATGCTATGTCAGCGGGTGACATCAAAACAGCAGAACGAATCAAAAATAAACGGTTTAATTCATCGCTTGCACCTCTGCATGTGCCACACAATCCATTTTTGGGAGCCAGCAAAGGTGTCATTGAAAGAAACACTTCCGCATTCAAGGAAGAGCAAAGAGCACTTCCTCACCACAAGATAGCCACAGTCATAGGGGCAGGTTTGCCCTCGACGAACCCCCAAGCAGTCAGAGCCCACGATGCTCGGCAAATACCAGTCGATGCCCCTGCCGCTCAATTTAGTACTGGGTCAAGAGAAGATTATGAGCGGTTGCTGTACAGAAAGCGTATGAAAAAAGAAGCGGGACCGCTTCCTTTGGGTAGTCCTGAGTTCGTTTTTGAGAAAGAAGAGTTGCTTCAACAGTACCTCAGTTCTCTGCAACAAGTAAAGGCAAACCCTCTTATTCCCGAGGCAACAGTTCGGAATGTCGAACAAGGCTTGCAAAGCCTTCAAACGCAAAAAGAATTGGCAAGACAACGCCATGATGAGATTTACGGAGGCGAATCGCTTGTTGAAGGGGACCTCGCTGGCCTCAAGCGTTATCTTGAGGCACGGCAATCAGGCGAACTGCCTGAGAGTGTCGATGAAGTTGAAGAAACTGAATCTGAACAACATAGTCATGATGACCACGATGCCGTGTCAATCCAACTTCATGAGGCCCGAGAAAAATTGCATGAACTTCAAGATTTGCCTAACCCTGATGCGGTACAAATCGAATCTATGAATGAATTGAAAGAGGAAATACACCATCACGAGCAAGATTTGCTCAACATTGAGAACGAACTTGGTATTGTGACTGAGGACGAACTTCAAAAGCGTTATGACAAGCGTGGTAAAGAAATCAAATCTCGTAATACACATCTGGACAGTGAAAGTAATTTTCAAACAAGAGTCAACAGTCACATTGAGGCTATTGAACAAGCGGCTATGCATGTCTTGCAGAAATGTCGTGAGCAAGGTTTTGACCCCTTTGAAATGTTCAAGGATGAATTTGGAAACCCACGACCTGACACAGCGGTCGCTTGGTTGATGATGCAAGGGAATACCTTCCTCAATGTTGCTCCACATGGAAGTCACAAAATTGGGGCCATGATGCCCGTTGTTGGGCAAAGAGCAGAAAAAAATCCGGGTGCAGGCGTGTCCCATGAGAACTTACTTGTCAATATGTTGCACTCAGCAAAGTACAGAGTGGACCCTTCTGTTGATGAGGGCACATGGCTTGAAAATTTGGGCTTGACAGAAATGATGGAGAACGAGGACGGGTTGATGGTTCGTACAAACATGGTTGACGACAGCATCATAGCGCATGCAAAGCGCCTCAAAAAGCAACTTATGAGAAAAAATAAGGAAGACAACAAGATTGGCAGGAGATTTATCGTCAGCCCAGTCGACGAAACCATACGAAGAATGGGTGGAATGTCGGATGAAGTGTACGGTCAAAAGTTCGGTGACAGTCTGGCGACTTATCTGAAAGACGAATTGAGTTTCCGCATGACAAGTGATGGAGTTGTCAATAGGTCGCATTATCCAAACACCCCTAATGACAAAGTACCCTTGGAAAACCTTCAACTTTTAGGCCCTCATAGGTTTGGAAAAGAAATTCACCCGCTTCATGCACAACACGAAGGTTGGACAGACAGACATAACCGAAGAAGTAAAATTTTCCAAACAATGTCGAGGTTTTTCGGGCTTGTAGGCAATAAGCAAGCGATGGATGACCACTTTATTTCTTACCATCCTCTCCCTGCCTCAGACCATCCGCTTTCTCGACAATCCATTGAAAGAGAAAACAAACGCCGCAGAAATGTAGGTGAACCAGAATTGGGCACTCCTGCTTCTTACACTATGTCTGATAAGCGAACTAAGCATGACAAGAGAATCGTCAGCAAATATCTTTCTGCACTCGACGGCTTTCTTGCTCGACCAGTTGATGAACAACACGAGCGAAAGACTCACAGTATGCAAGAAGACCATGTGTTAGAACGACAAAGTATAGGTCCGCTTGGTAGCCACGACACAAATGCCGCCATGGCCATTTACAATTCTCCTTCGCTCAGATACCATGAGGGTAGCCGCAACCACACCGTACCACTTGGTCTTCACATCGACCATGCCACAGGAGAAATGACAGCGTACGAGAAGGACAACCCAGAAAAGATGCAATTGATTACTCCGACATTGCCCTCGGTGCTGGCCCTTGCTCCACCAGAACATCATTCTGCATTCGGTCCAGTGCACGAGGGTGCTCACAGTCTGGACAGTATGCCTCATTCTATGCGAATCAATTCTTCAAGGCGAACACATAATAGTGATGCCTCCTCAGTTCACAACAAGATGGACGGTCCTTCGCTTCTTGCCTCGCTCACAAATCCTGATGTCATCAGGAAGGACATGCCAGAGGGCTTGCCGTCTTTACAGCCCATGCACCGTATCTTTGAACTGGATGACTTGGAGCACTTGCGTGGTTTCACTGGCGACTGGATTGTCAGTGCATTCCCAGAAGGTGAGCGGTTTTTCGTTGGTCACAAAGAAGGTGAGATTTTCTCCAAGGCAACCCTGTCGGAAGAGGAGAAAGACGCTTTCAAGAAGGTGAGCGACAAACAATACATTGTCGATGTCATTCGTGGCAAGGATGTGTTGCACATCTTCGATGTCATAGAATACGATGACGAAAACGCATTTGAAATGCCGGTACAAGAGCGCATCAAGATTCTCCGTGGAGCCATGGAAAGTCATGAGATGGTGCATGTACCAAGCGCATCCGACACAAAACTCACTGATGACGACGGACTTGCTTCCGCAGTCAAGGCTCTTGACACTGACCGCATTCTCATGCGTGACGCCAAGTCAGCCTACATGAAGGGCGAACCTCGTCATCCAAAGTGGGTCATGTTGCAAAGCGGTACAGAAGTTGTACTCATGGTCCTTGACCGCCGAGGTGACGGGCCTTACACATACCGACTTGGAACCGGGCCTGTTGCGCACGGTGAAGACTTGGGTGACCGCAGAGTCAAGTACGAAGGTGACGACTACATGGATGTAGGAGCGGCTTTTGAAAGCGAAGACAAATACAATGTCGGTGACTTGGTGAAGGTCGATGTGACCAATGTCACAGAAACACAGGCGTCAGAACAGCAGAAGTTGTTCACTGTACACGCATCCAAGATTGAAGGTGAGGCGGAAGGCGAGCCTCTGGTCAGCAGTGATTCTCTTGGAATTTTGGCTAAGGCCGAACCATACCAGCACGGCGTTGAAATTTTCAGAAAGGGAAGCAATGTTCACATTCAGATGGAACAAGGGTCTGTTCTGTACAAAGCCACACAGACACAAGCAGGCTGGTCTGTTCATACACCACGCAGTGATAACGGTTATTTGATTCGGCTTTCTGAAAGTCAGCGACCATTCTGGTCACCAATCGTTGGTATCTTGTTGAAAGCCAACATGGAAATCGAAGAGAAGGCAGAGGTTCACGAATCAGAAGATGATGCCGAGCCGCTGATTGAACCAAAGAAGGTCAAAGGTACCGACTGGAAAAAGAAAGCAGTCATGGTCAAGGGACTTGAGGTCGCCATGCGTTTGCTCGCTAAGAGCGGTGTAGGTGCAGTGGGCGCATCTAATTCTGGTACGAAAGGACTTGGTATCGATTACGCCACACCTATCGAGTCACCCAGTGGCCCTACGAACATCACCGATAACAAAACCATGCCCGATTACGATGTGCGTGATGTCGAGCGAGATAAGAAGGAGGAGGCCGAAGACAAAAAAGAAGTCAAGGAAAACGGCACACTGAGCCCCGATTTAGAACTCACAGACGAGAAAGCCGTGTATCATACCTCTTGATATAGTATGACAGGTCTATCGTGGGGTAATGGTCATGGCGACTTCACTCAGAACCACTCCCTTCTCCCAAGAAGGTAGTATTTCTATTTTGAAGAGCGGTCAAGACCTTGTTGTCGCAGGATATGCTTCCGTCGAAATGGTCGACAAGCAAGGCGACCTCATCACCCGTGATGCACTAAAGGATGCATTTGGCGGGTTCATGAAAGCAGAAGACTTCCGCAATGTGCAACTCGCACATTCCAACATCCAAGTCGGGTCGGTTATCGACTCTTACACTGATAGCAGTGGACGACTTTGGAAATCCGGCGTTGATGATGCCGGACTCTTTGTTGTCATCAAACTTCGTGATGACATCGAAAAGGCCCGAGAAGTGGCCAATGAAATTCGCAAGGGTGCCCTACGGGGGTTCAGTATCGGAGGACAGGCTTTCAAGCGTGTCAACAAATCCGATTCAAAGCATGGAGATTACACTGAAATCTCCAAGTTAGAACTCCACGAAGTGACGATTTGCGAAAAGGGAATCAACCCAGAAGCAACCTTTAGAATTCTAAAGGAGGACACGAATATGACAGAAGACACAACAATGAATGAACTATCGTCCGTACTGGACAGAATCAACATGCGACTTGATGGAATGGAGAAGGGCGAAAACCCATTTGAAGCCATGAAGGATGATAAGAAAGAAGAAAAAGATGAAGATAAACCTTCCGAAGACAAGGGCAAAGAAATGTCCGAAGACAAGGACAAGGAAGACAAAATGTACGGTGGCGACCACGACATGGCCGCAAAATCCGAATACAGCGATGTCATCTCATCTGACTACCTCAACTGGATGGAAAACACCCTCAAATCTGCTGGTGTTGATACCGCTGGGGCACGCTCTCATTTCGACAACTTGGAGAAGGCACAACTTGGTGGCTTCGACAACCCATCGTCCGTTGACGGTGCTGAATACTTCGCTGGACAAGTCAAAGGCCGTGCCCAAGAAGGTGGCAACCCATCGACTGGTGCAATCTCCGCCTTGAACAGTGGCTCCAAAGCAGATGTTGCAAAGGGCTACCTTCACCCAGCCGACCTTACCTCCGCTCAAGTCGAGATGGCATACGAAGCCTACAAGGCCGCATCCATCGAAAAGCAACTCAAGTCCTCTCTTGGAACTGTGTTCGCTGACCGACTCGCCAAGGAACAGACCGCAGAGGTCGAATCCCGCCGTGCTCAAGAATTTGACGCACGCCAACCACTTGCTTCTATCGAGAAGGCAATCGCCTCCTTGAGCAGTCGCATCGACAACCTCGGCTCCGCCGAAGGTGCAAGCATCCGCAAGTCGGCCGCCGCACCAACCATCAATGTCCCTTCAACCGAAGACCTCGCAAACATGTCTTGGGACGAAGTCCACAGTCTTGCGGGGAAAGCATTTGAATGAGGAGGAATAATATATGGCACGAAATTACCTACGAACAATTAACGATATGGAACGCTACTACTACGGTGCAGGCTCAAACATGGGCTACGCATACTCCGGTAGCGAACTTCTGAAGGCTGACGCACCAATGCTCTCGACGACTGCTGGTACCTACCAAGCAATCTACGGACGCAAAGTGTGGTCCCAACTCAACCAAGAATTCAACGCATTCAGCATCTTGCCCAAGAAGCCTTGGGACCGCTCTGGATGGCGTGTCGTGACCGCTCGCCCTGACTCAACCAAGGGTGGCGGCATTGCTGAGAATGGAACACTTCCAGAAACCACCAAGCCTACCTTCCAACACATTGCCGCAAAGCCAAAGACCATTGCACACACCTTCGACATGAGCGAAGTTGCAATCTTCCTTAACGACAAGGATGACGGTCTTGGTGACATCCGCTCCGTCCTCAAAGAGGAAATGGGCAAGCACCACGCAGAGGAAATCAACAAGATGCTTTTGCAAGATGTTGACACTCCTGCTGGCAACGATTACGAGTCCTTGGACCGAATCACCGCCGCAAGCACCATGGACAGCACCGGTACTGGATATGCCGCAACCGTGAGCGGTGGCTCTTCCACTACTCACACTGCGCATGTGAGCGCCGCATCTGACCTTGACATTTACAGCATCGACCGAAGTGCAAACACTTGGTCCGACGCAGAAGTCAATGTCGCTTCCGACGCTGGATTGACTGAGCGTGTTCTCAGCCTCGACCACATCGACGACATCTTCCAGAAGATTTGGGTCCGTGGTGGCAATCCAAAGGTCATCCTCACAGGATATGACACTTTGATGCGCCTGCAACAACTCCTCCAGAGCCAACAGCGGTTCATGGAAGAAAAGCGTGTGACCCCAACCATGGGTGGCGTCAAGGGTGTTCCCGGTATCGAAGCCGGATTCATCGTCGCTACCTACAACGGCGTCCCAATCATTCCATCTAAGGATGTTTCAGCAGACGGCATCAGCCGAATGTACTTCTTGGACACTGACTACCTTCACTTTAGTGTTGCAAAACCAACTCAGTACTACGAGTCTGGTATTGAAACCGGTGACCCATTCGCCATTAACCGCCTCGGTCAAGAGGGACTTTACCGAACAATGGGTGAAGTCTGGACAACTTTCTTTGGAGGTCATGGTTCAATCCGAGACTTGTCTTGAGATTGATGGTGAACAAACAACATGGAGATGAAAAATTATGCAAGAATTATCATTAGCAGGAACAGCAACAGCAACACTCGTTGGAGCATGGGAACTACGAGCAGGCTCTCAAAGCACCACAGAGTGGTTAGACGGAGCGGCAGATGTCGCATACCCCGGCGGTGGACCGGGAACCTTCAACGCTTCTAACAGCGATGGAGCAAACGGCTACGACCCAGCACCAAAGATGGCACTTATCAGCGTCACTGGCGGAGCAGACGGCGAAACAATCATCCTATCAGGTGGAATTACTTCCATCTTGGGTGCATTTACAACCGATACCGGCACTGCCGCTGTATCAGTGGGCGCAAGCGTATCAAGCCTAACCATTACTCTACAATACCTAAGTGGCTCGGCTAACACATCGAGCGTTTTGGTGATGTATAACTGAGGTGGTTAATTGCCTACGGTGACTTCACTTGGCCCCTTCTATGAACGAAGGGTTCCTTGTACACGATTGGTGGCAATCCGTCACCAACCCTTGGAAGTGACACAGGAGTTCTTGAATCAATACCGTCACCGGTTCTCTGCCAAATGGTGGAGAATCGAAGGCGACAATCCAGAACCTGTGACCACAGACCTCGGTGAAGATGGCTTACCTGATGAGGGATGGACACGAAAGGACATCACGGCTTGGCTAAAGGACAACGGTGCAACGGTTGGCAAGTATGCAACCAAAGCAACCCTCCTTGGCATGGTCGAAAATGTTCTTAACCCAGAACCCGCACCAGAGCCTGTACCAGAGCCGGAAGAACCTGCGCCAGTCGCAGAAGAACCCGCAGAGGCACAACCAGAATCAACAACAGGAGATGAACAATAATGGCTATTACAATTGACCCCCGACCAACCGTTTTCGGTGACCGAATGGTAATCACAGGTTCTTATGAAGCAGGTGATACGACTATCAATTTGAGTTCTCAACTCTCAAGCATTGACTTTGCTGGCACAAACAGTGCCGCAATTAGCGTTTCTTTACCCGAAGCGGGAAACAGTGCCGCAGAAATTGTGCTCAACATGAACAACCAAATCGCTGTTAGTGGAACCACGATTACAATTCTGGACCCACTTCAAACAGGTGGCGGCGGCACAGCCGCAGGTACATTCATTGCAATTGGTCGCCGCTCTTGAGGTGACCAACGATGGCAGTACTCAGTGGATATGGAACCCGAGTCATCGGCCCTTATAGCCCTCGTGCTATGGCTGATGGTACGGCAACTGCGCTCATCCAAGCAGACATTCGTGCCACTGGTGGCACAGGTGCTCTTGGTGTAGCCGCCGCAAACACTACCGCTCTTGTCACTATCGAGCCTTTCATGTCACTTGGCAACCATTACTTCCTCCTCACCTACACAGTCTGAGGCGATTGAATGGAGTCACAAAACAACCTTGGCTTGGAAGAAATCGAACGCTTGCAGAAGCGTGGCATCCGCCTTGCAGAATCTTACGGCAGTGGCTCAGTGTTTAACACAGAGCGTCCGTTAGAGGGCATCACCCAAAAGCAACGGGTTCGTACCAGTAAAGCCGCAGATGTTATGAACATTGGCTCAGGTACACGGTGTAAGGCGTGCGGCATGCTGTACTTCTGTTGGGTCGACAAATGTCGAACCTGTGGTCAAAAAATGGACTTCAACCTTGGAACACACGATGAATCTGGAGCGTGACATGAATGAGCAGAATACTTGTACGCAAAGGAATGGGCGACAAAGACGATGAGGCTATGCGTAATTTTTCAGGCAGTAGTAGCAAGGAAGAAAGAGAGCGGATTAAACAAGATATTCTTGACCGCATGGGTATAACACCAGAATCTTTAGCCGAACAGGCAAAGAAAACTCCCGAACAAAGGGCGGCGGAGTTGGGTGAAGAAGTTGCAAGAGAAACCGAAAAGAAGCGCAGACAGCAGACTGCCAACATCCGTGAAGGAAAGAAGTTCACTGAGGAAGTACTACCAAACATTGCTCTTAGTGGTACTTCGGCATCTCCTCCTACCGAAGCACAACCGTCTGCATCAATGCAACCAGACGCCGAGTCTGTTGCTATCCCACCCGGCTTCAAGTACGGCCTTGGAGCAAAGGCTCGTAAGGTGCTGACCGAAAACGGTAAATTGAAAAGAATCGTTATCGAAAATCAAGAGGGAGGAGCAGAAGGCGCAGGCATTAGCCACAACATGCTTGTACAGGACCCGTCGGGTACAAATGATTTATTCCGTTCAAAAAATGGGCCACGAGATACAATACCTATGAGTAGATTACTTCGTAGATATATTAATGCAAACCCTGATAGGGCCGCTCAACTTTTTGGTTATACCCGTCTGATGGAGCGTACAGGTATTACGACCGAAGAGGATAAGCAACAAAGAGAATTCATGGAAGTTGCCATGGCTTTGCATTCTATGCGGGAAGACCCTGAAGTACTGGCTCATATCATCAACTCACAAGGGCTGGCTGTCACAGACAAGAGCATACCAACAACACCCGAGGAAGCACTTGCACAAGTAAAGCGCAATTTCCCTCAAGTCACTGTCCCAAGTCAGCAAGAACAACTTGCTGTGGAAATGATGCGGGAGCATTTCCCCGATGCTATTCCCGAAGGAAATCCTACCTTAGCGACGGCGTTTGGAGAAATAGACCGAATGAGTGATGATGACGATATGGTGCAACAAGACCTTGGCCCGCGAATTCGTCAATTACAAGAAGGCATAGAAGCAGAAAAAGAAAGAACTGCTGAATTAGGTCGACAAGGGGCTGAAAACCCTGTTCAACAAAGAATGGAACAACAGTTGCGAGAACTCATGCAACAGGCAAGCAGTCCTAATTTGGGAATGAGTGCAGAAGACCTCCAAGAACTCACCGTAGGACAAGGAGAAAAGGTCGATGTACAAGGTGTAGTTCAACGCAAGCCTGATTCTGAAACACAGTCTTCACGGTTGGACCAACGAATCCTAAACACATTTGGTGCAGACAAGGCACAGGCAAATCCAAAAGAATTTGAACGATTCAGGAATTTCGCTTTAAACCGGCTTGATGCAATTGATTTGGCTGATGACAGGGCCCGTCGTGAATTTGCCGAATCAGAAGAGAAGAGATTTGAAGAGCAAGGAGGATATGAGGCCGGAGCAGAGCGACCTTTGATGACTCAAGATAAGGCTGATGAAATGTTCGGTACCCCTGCCACCCAATTCGGTTTTGGTACAGAACGAACAGACGACCCTATTGAAGACGCTCTTCAATCTGCTATGATGATTCACCAAAGAGCCGAGGCAGAAAGGCCTGATGACCTAACCGGTATTGTACAAAGTGAATACGACAGGACAGTCGAAGAGGCTATGCAATCCCGTGCTGGACTTGAAGGCGGAGTGAACATTGATGAGGCAAGGAGCACGGTTCAACGATTGAGAGAAGCGGTAAATGCTCAGCGCGAACTGATTGCAGAACAAGGCGAAAAAACAGCACAACTGCGACAGAGAGGTCGTAAGAACCCCATGCAAGAACGAATGGAAGCAGATTTACAGCGAAAAATTCAGGAGAAAAACACTGCTGAATTGTCACTACAAGCCATCATAGAAGGAAGGTCGGGTGCTCGCAGAGCGGCTGGTACTCCTGCACCTACTGCTGGTCTTGCTGGTCTTGCTCGGGACTTCCAGCGAGGTAATGTTGTGGACATGGAAAACGCACCATCCGAACTTAGAGCCGGAGCAAAGCGTGGAGGATTCGACCCGGACGCACCAATCCAAGGTCTTCCAAGTCAGGCTCGTGGAGCAGTCATGCCAGTCACGGCAGAGCAGAGTGCAGAAGCACGAGCCTTTGACAGCACACTCGACAGAGTCGGAGCAGTCCAACCTGATGCAAAGATACAACGCCTCAACGAAAGAGGTCAACGGCGTGATGAAAAGTATGAAGCAAACACTCCTGCCATCGACTTTACTCAAGGACAAAATGCACCACCTCCGCCAGAGCCAGAAACCGACGAAGAAAGGATTGCAAGACTCATCAACGAAGCAATGAATCCTGATAATGTTGAAACAGGTTTCCCAATGTCACTTGGAACGCAACTTCTAAAAGGAATCCAACACGACTTGTACTACAAGGGCGTGTGATGTTCGATGCCAGCAGTATTCAGTCCCGGTGAGGTCGAAACCCGTCCTCTGCATCCAGAGGAGATTGTGTACACAAACGCACAGAAGGTAGCAGACCTTCTTGGTGTTGGACCGGGAGAGGCTGTTCTCGTAGGCGCAGACTCTGCAACAGACGGCGTGTTTGTCACAGGTAATGACTTCCGTGAACACGGGTTTAGTGCAGGTGATACTATCTTCGTCTATTCTGATGATGACCCGTTGGGTTTTGAAAAGAAAATATCTGCGCCTACTTCGCACACCACAGGTGTCAAGTTGCCCTTTGAAAGTGGCACAGTCACTGCCGCTACATACACAGTGGCAAAGAACACCTATGTACAAAACACAGCGTCATTCACAGCCAAGCGCCGTGGCGTGACCAAAGCACATGTCGAACAGCGTATCAAAGAAGTACAGGACCGTATCGACAATTACACTCACAATGCTTGGCGACCCTATATTGTGGCCGCCGAGTACATCAACTTCGACACCTACAAGCCGTACCGTCGACGGTACTTTACTGACTATGTTGGTACAGCCCCACTGCTCTTCCGCAATGTTCAGCAAGTCTTGCGCATTGAGATGTGGCAGGGCGAGAACTATCGTGAGATTGGTTCAGCAGAGGCCCGTCTTGAAATTGTTGATTACACAGCACTTGCAAGCGATGCTGTGTACATGTCACCCGGAGGAGGAGGCTTTGCCAAGTTGGCAGTAGGTACAGGCACCCAGCAATGGGATGCCACATTCGACAAAGTCACAGCCGCTCAGAATCTTGCGGATTTGATAAACCACGAGGACCGCACTGGAAGAGGCACTGTTGCATTTGACACAACAGCGTCCTTTGCAAGTCCTGACGGCACGACCTTCACACTCCCCGATGCTTCGACATCAACAGGCTCACGCAGTATGTTTGTCAATCATGAGTTCTTAGCCACAGCCAACTCAGATTACGGCAACGGCAAGTTGAAAATTACAAGCATGCGCCAGACCAAGGGAGGTGAGTCTGCTTCGATTGCTGTGAGCGACTCGACTAATTTGGCGATTTCACAGACCACTTCTGTTGAAGCATCAGGAACGATTGATGCTACGCCGGGAGCAGGTGCCTTTACCATTACATTTACTGACTCGTCCTCTTTCCTTGACTATGGTATAGTCAGAGGAGTGAACCCCGAAGGAGGGGTCTGCATCATCGGCTATCGTGCTAACAGCGGCACAGTGCTCAGCCAAGGTATTTTGTTGCATGGTACATTCAGTGACGATGACACCTTTGATTGGACACAGCATAAATTCCAATCAGACATTGGGGCGTTTTCTGATGCTGGTGGTGACCAAGGTCGACTCAAGGACTGGTGGCTCGACCACGAAATGGGTATCATTTACTTCAACAACTCGTACCCGTTCTTTGAGTTCAACGCAATCAAAGCATCCTACATCTATGGCGAGCGGTACTTGGAAAAGGCAATCGAAGAAGCGGCAACTAAACTCGTCGCCGTCGACCTCATCATGGCTGACGACAGAAGCGTACTCATCCCAGAAGGCAGTCAGAACATCACGCTTGCACAAAAGGCAGAGATGTGGAAGAAGGAAGCCAATTCAATTTTGACTCGCTACAAAGAAGTCGTTGTGTTTGAGTGAGGGTTATGTATGGCAAAGGAAGCACTCGACCTCGTTATCGAAACACTTGAGAAGTGGAACAGGGCCAACACAAAAAACATCAAGCCAGTCATCCTCGACATTGCTGACGCTACGCCTGAACGAGGTAAGCGACAGGACTTGCAACGCTCGGACTTCGTTCTTCTGTACGAAACAGCGCACAACGAAGATGTGCCTGACCTCCTGTACAATTTTGTCATGACCCGTATCAACATCACTGTTGACATCCGTACAGCAAAGTCCCGTGCTCACCTGCGCCTTATGGAAGATGAACTGCGCCGTTTGATACACGCTGACAGGAAAGGCGACGGCGTCAACTTTGACCGTATGCTTTTCAAGACCAGAACAGATTTGAGCGACCGGACGAAGAAACTCTTCCGGCACACTTTTCAAGTTGAGGTCGTAGTACTGGCTGACCCAGTGGGTGCGTGATAACATGTCTGCCAGCCAAGCGTACAAGGGTGATGTGTCGGAAGTCCTTATGGGACACGAAACAGGACTGTACATTCAGTCAGGGCAACCGTGTACATGGCAGACGACTTGGTCGGCCAGCACTCCTGATTATACTACGCTGGCGTTCAAGACCAATGTAGGCTCTGACAATGTCACTATCTTTGAATCTGGAAAAACCATCCTCAAGGTACCCCTTGGCATGCTTATTGGTCAAAAGTTGACCTTCCACCCCTCTGGTGTCGGAGGAGGAGCCCAGCAATTCGTTGATTTTTATTCTGACGGTTTTGACAGCAAGGTGTATTCAATTGTGGACCATACGCTTTCTGGTACAGAAACACAAATCAAAATTGTTCCTGCACTGGAACACGCAACAAGTGCTCGGTCCAGCAACACTGGTGACTCACTCTTCATCCATTCGTTGGGACTGCCTTCGATTTACAGTGGAGACACTGCTTTTGCAATGAACAGCGCCGCTACTACGAGCAAAGAGGTATCGACCATTGACCAGTTCATTGGCTTGGCTTCGCACATGAAATTGCCCGACACTGAGGTTGAACTCCTTCGACATCACATCATAGGTCTTGGTCGACAAGCGGCTCTGCAACAAACAGGACGAGTGCATCACAGAGGCGGTCAAATAGAGATGCCTCTTCACAATCCTCGTTGGTTGTATTACAGCCTCGGCAGAGAAACCATCAACGACACCTCATTGCTTGCCAACGGGTATAGCAAGGCCAACACATTGGTAGCCACAGTCGTCCCCGGACAGACCTACGCTGATGTCAATGGTTTGGATTTCAATGGTCACACTCTGGCAGTGGGTGACTACATTCTTTTCCAAGATGCTACTCTCGCACCAACTGTCTATTACAAGGGTGTCGAAGGGACATCTTCGCAATTTTGGCCACCTGCCCATGGCAGTTCAGGCATCACAAGTGAGAGCCATCATTTCGACCAAACAGTCACCAGTGAAATACGCAGGGTGCTTGCTATTGAAGACCTTGGGAGCAGTGATTATCGGTGCTATCTTGATGATGCACTTCATTACGAACACACTACATCTGACGGTATCTATGCATTCAGATTTGCTTCTGATAACTCCACAGGAAGCCCTCATGTAAATGATGCAGGGCGCATCCAAAATCCCGTCAGTAGGCTCTTGTTTTCTGCCGAAACAGTTCCTTCTTTCTGCATAGAGCACAGCATTCGCAATCGTGATGTAGGTTCGTACCCCTTAGAAAACAGCAACGCACCCGGCTCCTCAACTGATTCAAAGCAACTGACCCGTATCTTCCGTGGATGCAAAGTTGTTGAGTGGGAATTGACGGCCACTACTGATGCTGAGGTTAAGTACCGGTGCATCTTCGATGCGCTTTCTTGCTACACCGACACAGGTCGTTTGGAAAGTAGCAACGCAGGTGACAGGTACACCGCTCACAGGTTGTTCCAAAACACAGCAACAGATGCGAAGGGGCGCAAAGAAGCAGGCATAGCCAAGGGTTCTGAGAAGCCATTCATGTTTTACAACAGTAGCATCAAAGCATACGACCAAGACATCGGCTACATCTCTTCGTTTGAATTGAGAGGTAAGACAGGTGTTGAGCCGTTCCATGTTGTAGGTGGTACGCCTGTGCCAGAAACCGTTGACTCTGCTAATCGGTCCATCAAACAAGTCCCATACGGTGGTACCAGAAACGCTTCCATCATTCGTGAAGGCCGTGAAGAATTTGAGTTGGAAATGGATGTCATTATTCGTGACCCGCTTCTATGGCATGAACTCCGCACACATCGTGAAGTCAGTGGCACCGTGAACTCAGACAGTTCAATCATCGAGATGCTCTTCACTAAGCCCAGCACATCTGCCAGCAACGGAGCCCAGCAGATGCGGTTGTTGATTGACGACTATGTCATCACACAGGCTCCCATCCCTGTACCTGATGATAAGGGACTACTCCACAGCAAGATTAAGGTGCACCCAAAGCACATAAAAGTAATTAGCACAGATACCCTGTTCCATTGTTGAGGCGAGCCTATGCCAATGAAGACCCCTTCCCAACTTCACCCCCGAGGCGATGTTGTGGTTAAGGCAAAAACATCTAAGAAAAAGGCCCCTCTCAAAGATACATTCGACCCAGAGGCTGGCAAAGCCTCAGACAACCCATTTGGAGAACACATCTCTGCCTCTTCGGAGCCAGAGGGTGATGCTTCGGAGGTCCCCTCAGAAGAGGCTACCTCAAACGACACAGTGAGTGAGTACGATGACACCCAAACCGGTGAAGAAACATAATATGGAAATACAGGGCAAGTCAGTTGAAGTCACGGTCGCTACGCCGACCTTTTTTGATGTTCAAGGATTAGCCCCATTGTTTGCACGGGATGACATCGACTTAGCAGAATACTGGATGGTTGCCTTTGGCAAGTGGCTTCAATTTAGTGAACCCATAGCCCTGAGCCAACTCAGTGTTGAGGAAGGTATCGAATTGCAATCATTTGTACCTGACCCAGTTCAGGTCATAGAATGGCTGAGTTTTCGGGAGGCGAAGTCGCCAGCATAAATGAGTTCGTCGCTGGAAAGCAGACGGACGAGTGGCTTCGCTTACAAAGAGAAGGGAACGAATATCTGATGATGACACACTACAACATGGGGCTGAATGAAGTGAGAGAATTGACACCGGATGATGCTCGGCAACTGATTGCTTGGGCTGTGGCTATGCGCAAAAAGGAGAAGGCAACTCAAACCGACTCTGTGTACTTGGGGTACGATTATATCCCACCCTTGGAGTGATGAAGCATGGTGGACGAAAACATTGACCCTCGGACTGTTGACTCGGTCAAGAAGTTCTCAGAGTATTCCGAGGCGGCTCACAAAAATATGGAAGGGCTTAGAAAGCAAATCCGAGAATTCAACAAGGTCATGAATGTGTCACATACACGCACCCGTGACCTTCGTGAATCCCTGCGCCAGATGCAGAATATAGAGCCAATGCGCAATGTTCAGAGTGCGTTGGAAGAAAGTCGTATGGAAGCCATGCGACCAAGTCAACAGCCTGACCCTGTTGCTCCAACACGACCAGCCACGCCTACTGACACAAACCACAATGTCAACATCAGTACACTCAAGATTGATGTGAGTGGAGTCACCGACCGCTCTGATAAGCAAAAATTAGCCAAGGAACTCAGCGCCATGGTGTCCAAGGAGTTGCGCACAAAGATGGGTGGCTCAAGGCAAAACAGCGGTATGAACAGAGGAATTTGAAATGGCAGACCGACTCCCAATCCGACTGGTCCGAGAAGATGGTGAAACCATCGACTTGACAGCGCACACAGTCGAGATAGTTGTCGACAAGCAGTCTTCTGTATGGCCTACACCCTTTACTGACGGTTTGAAAGGGAGCATTGACCTCAACATGTCACATGTTCTTATCGAGATGAGCGGCACCTTCATCGACGACAGGGGCCAAGAAAAGGCTGAATTTTCCACGGCTAAGTTTGATTTTGGTGCAGAAACCCCTTTCAATAATCCCCCCGGCGGTACACCCGGAGGCCCTATTTTTCAAGGAGATACAAGCAGTCCTAACTTTGCCTTCTCCCAATTTCAGAACGCAGGAGGTTCAATACTTCCTACCTTACCCCCAACATCACCAACCAACGCTAACGCTCGGTTTCTGGCCTCGCTTCATGACAAACATTTCACAATGCCGGTGGCTTACTGGCACAAGACCGATGAGCCGTACGGACGCAGGGATGTCAAATTCATATTCGATGCTAAGCGAGGAGGCTCCGTCAAAGAGCCGCATGCCTATGCTAACCGTAAGCGAGAAACCAATATGGTCGTGGCATCGTTCAATGCTTCGACCAAAACAATCACTGTAAGCGGAGCAGACCCAAGAGAGTGGATTGAACTGACTGCTGAACAAAATTATGCACCAGTCGTAGGTAAGTTCAACGAAGGCACCTACGGTCAGGTCAAGGCAGTCACATCAGATTCAATCACTCTGTATTCTGTCTCCACGACTCCTGCACAGCATGATGTGGTTGAACTTCACAATACCCCCCTGTCGTACAGTGATGGTTATTCGACTGGCCCTGTGATTGGGATTCCTATTCGCCACATGCTCGACCAAACACAACCTACTCACACTAACGGTGCTTCACGGGATGTCGGCACGGCAACGAGCCCATCTGAGATTTTGGCTTACATTGTAAGTAAGGCTCTGACCAGCGTCACGCCCGACCCTGTCGGTGGTGTATCTTCTCGTGGATTCAACAGTGGTGATTCCACGGAGTTGTCGAGTGTTTTTTCCACCGTCATTTCCACAGGAAAGGGAACTCAACAAACATTAGTCACTGTCACACAGTTGACCGACATAGAACTTGGCGCAATCAGCGGTGCTGTGAATACGACTTTACCTTCTCAAGTTCAGTATGAATTTACAGGTTTCACCGGGGGCAGGGCTGGAAACAAAGTCAAATCTGCTGGTGACAAGGTGCAAGACATATTTGGCATCGTAGGCAATAGCCAGAACTTTGCCTCTAACTACGCCAACCCAAACGCATTGCAAGGAGCCGTTGGTACACTCATACAGAATTTAAGTGGGCTAAGAGGCTACACACAGGACAATGCAGGCGACTACATTTACGGCGTTCAGATACCGTATGATTCGACTGTCAGTAAGAGTTCTTCTGAAACATTCGCCCAACGCAATTTTTTCTTGACCACTGGCAAGGTTTCAACAAATCAAAAGATGTCAGTCATTAACACCACACCAGCCCATGCCAAATTCCAACCGTTTTTCTCAGATTATAGAAAAAGCGGTATTAAGGCCATCGTCACAGACTTTGAATTTGAGCACAGCGGCCAATCCAATGTGTACGATTTTACCATGAAAATGTTAGCGGTCGACGCTATTCTATGAGGTGATGCTATGATTCCTGTTCGATTTGTTTTTGGTGAGGGGAATAACTTCACAATCAATACGAGTGCGACAGACATAGCGGTCGCCGTTTCTCGTGGAGTCACTGTTTTCCCACTACCGATTTCATCACAGCGAGTAGGTGTTGACACAAACTTGCCGCAAGTCACAATGAACATCTCTGGTCTTTTGGAAGACGATGATGATGCTGGAGTTGTACAGTCGCCTCGTCTTGCGTATAGAGAAATTATAACCAGCAATTGGGTTGCATCGACCATAGAGGCTGGCCCAGCAACCAATCTCTTGGCGGGTAAATCAATTCGATTCCTGCCTATGTATTGGCGAAATAATTCACCTCGTGGTAATTTCACCTTCATTGTTCTTGATTTCAACTCAACTGTTTCAAACAGGGCCGGAGGTTCGGCTGTACCTACTGTTGTTGGAACAAAGCAGTGGGCTGAACTGGGTGATGTGCACATTGATGTACCCATTGGGAATGTGGAGGCAGGTGCTACAAATGGCAACCCTGCCTCAACACTGGCCCTCATCATTAAAGACGCACTTGAACTGACAACCAATATCACAGCAAATGGACACTTTGGTGTTCCGGGTGCAAAGCGTGTCGCAGATGCGTTCACTGTGACGACATCACAGCATGCCAACGGTCAACAAATTGTACGCATTGAAGATAAATTCCAAAACGAAAATTATGCAAGAACTCCTCTTGACCCTGATTTCAACAATGATTTTTCCCCGTCGATTTTGTCATCCGGTCTGCCTTCTCGCTACTCTTTTGGTAAGAGTGCAGGCGACAAGGCACAAGACCTACTGGGTTTAATTTCCAATTCTCGTAAAGAGTCTGACCTGCTACGGGGAATACAAATCCCTTACCACTCACTCGTACAGTCGAACGACATCACTCCTGTTGTGCGTAATCTGTTCTTGACCTATGGTAAATTGACGCCTGCTGAAAAGGATTCCCGTAATAACTCTCGACCTGCTACCTTGCCTATGCGGGTTTCAAACACAGTCGGTGAGGATGAAGATGGTCGCTCAACAGGTCTGCTCTCAAATCTTGTTGACGGACTGATAGATTATTTTGGAGAGGCATGGGCTACACTTGCAGGTAAAAGCGCAGTCGGCAATCAAGGCGGTCTGTCGGTTGTACCTACCAAATTACACATCAAGAAGGAAGGAGCCGATGGTACCTACCGATATGATTTACAACTGATGAGTGCTGACCATGTCATAGGGGTGTGAGTATGACTGTATCAATCGAACCAAGTCACGCCCTTTTCTTCAATGGTATTACCGATGGTGTCATTGTTCCTCAGATGACATTCAAGAACAACTTTGGAGAACTACACACAGGTAGTGACTTGACGCATCAAAAAACACCATCTGCGTTGTCTGCCTTTACTATCGAGGCTTGGATTATTCCAGACTCTGGGGGCATAGTGTGGGAACAGGAAAATGTCTGTCGCATCATCGTAGGGAGCCCATCGAGCCCCGGACCTGCACACGCTCAAGTCAAGTTGCGCAACATAGCCAACGATGCTGAAAACACATTCACATTGAGCAGTGCACAAGCCGTTTCTGGTTTGGATGGCGATGTTGCTTACTGGGATGGTGTCACCTTCCCTCGTGCTGGCCTCGATGTACACGATACATTCAACGCACAGGACGACAGCAAGAATGACCTGACCGGGCTTAACCTCGGGCACCGGGAACTGCTTCAAGTGACACTGACTTTTGACCGCACAATACTTTCGCTCCACATCAACGGAGATGTCATCGCATCGAAAACGCTTGACGAAGAACACGAACTGGCTCTTCATCCTACGCAACTCAGCATTGGTGGTACAGGAGGGGAATATCGTGGCACTATCGAGGCCGTGCACTGGAGCAGAGGAGCATCCGATGCTGGTCACGATTTGTCTTTGCCTGTCAAGAACGACTCAACTCTTGGTCTTTGGAGATTTGAAGAACCTGTTGAACCCATTGCTACCAGTATTACGCTACCTTCTTTATCGGCTTCGACAGGAGCATCATCATCCATTTCAATCGGTACCACATTGGCACAGACCTTGGTCGACGAGTTCACTGGACAAAGCGGTCTGACTTCGGTGGACCTGACCACATCTCCCCAATCAAACGGCTCGTACAGTGTTAAACGCTTTACCAGCGGGTCATCGACAACTGTCAGTGTACCACATGTACCATTCAACCTGCTCATCAATCCACTTGGGTACAATCAAAGCACAGGCATTCCCAACCGAGAAGCACCTGAGCGTGTACGAATCACCGCAGTGGATGCGTCTGCTGGTACAATGACCGTCGAAAGTATTCACTTGGATTATGCAAGCAACGCCAGTACAGGCCGCAGAGGTCTGCTTATGGCACACGGTGCAGGCATTGGAGCCATTGTCACAGGCGATTGCTTGGTTGATGGAGGTACAGGAGAGCCGTATCAGATTGCTGGTACAGGCACACAGTTCTCTCATCGCCAAGGACAAGTTCTCATCGACGAAAGTGACTTTGAAAATCACGGATTGCTGTTTGCCCTAACAATGGCAACAACAGATAACGGCTATTCAAAGTTCTCTGCAACCACTCGTATGGCCGACAATTTCCTCATAGGCCACACAGGTCGACACACACTCAATCATATCCCCGGTCACCCGTTCATGGGTACGATGCCAACGCCCAAGGCCGCTTATGTTGAGCAGAGTGTTGACGCTGTTGCGCAGGTAATGGAAGCATCTTTTGCCGCACAGTACGCTGATTTGTCAGACTCTGTCCCACCCGGTAGTCCTGTTGTGTTCAATGACTTGTTTGGACCATACGATGTTTCAGGATTGACCTTTTCCTCTGTTCCAACTCAGGCTGTTGAAAACGGAATGGCTGGCATCGACGATACTCAGCGAGCCCTTCTTGCCATAGGTGGGGATGGTTTTGACGCAGAGCCATTTGCTTTGAGAAACATGGGCGACACTTCTCCCACGGGTGATGCACACACTCGTCACATGACTCCGTCTACTGAGTCAAGGGTGGCGATTCTTAATGTGCCCAGCCTTTCAACATACGACTACGCTCCATTCGTACAGGTACATTACAATGCAATCGACTTTGCAGGTACGGGTATGAAACATGCCGCCACAGGACGACTGACTCACAATTATTCTTCCAATGTAATTAAATTTCAAAGCACAGAAGCCTTTGGCAAAACAGGCACTACCATTCGTGCTGATTACATCAGCATAGCAGGAGAGGTGGCAGGTGCCTCGTCTATTACGGCCACACTCGACCACAGCGCAAAGACGCTGACATTTTCCTCTGCTCCTACATCGGCATTCCAAACTGCCGCAGTCACGGGGGCAATTGTCAATGTGTCGTTGCGTGGCAGTGTTCTTTTAGTCGAAAAAACAATTCCAAGCGGCAACACGCAGTTGGCATCAGGCGTTAAGATGGTTGACCTCATTCATTCAGACATATCTGCTGGAACAGCAGTTCTCTATGCACCGGGCGGCGTGTTGGAATTTGAATCTGATTCATCATTTTACATCGAGGACGGCGGGCTTGTAGGCGATGATTCGGAAGGTACTATCGCAGAAACGCAATTAGATGTGTCTCTAACCCCTGACAACTACCTTCCACTACATTCGTCTGATTCTGTACAAAAAGCACCGCAGGTGATTGCATCTGCGCTTTACGATAACACCGTCCACAAATCATTTTTCCATAAATTGCTAATTTCAGCATCGGATAATGAACAAATCACGCCAAATTTAGAAGCATCTGGAAACTTCCAAGCGGAGTTCAAGAAAGACATGCGTCCTCGTACAGGCGTACTCGTCAACAATGGCGGAGGTTATTCGGCAAGTGCTACTTCAATCACAGTCGATGGTGTTGACGCTACTACCAAATTTGGAGTAGGACTCAATGTGTACACTCAAAAGGGCTTGTTGCTTGGTGCAATTACAAGCATATCTTCCACAGCCATTGGTATCAGCGCAGGTATTGCCGGAACAGTAGCAGATAATGAGGAATTGTTTCATCAACCTCTAATGCAGGCCGTCAGTTCAACAAATCAAAGTACTGCTGTCAATGAAGTGTTTGACATCATAGGTCATCGTACAAAGAGCGGTCGAACCCGTGTTGTCGTACAGCCATCTGACCGTCGTAGGTTCAGCCAACTGACAAAGATGCTGACAAACAAAGACGATTCAGAACCCAACACGGTCATTGTCCAGTATGTTGTCGGTCGTGGGAAGGTCATTGACTTCGACAGCAATGGTGAGAGCGACACAGTCCTGCGAGCACACGGTTTGGTTGCAGACGCTTTATCCAATTCTGTCAATGTCAAGGGTGACGGTGCTCCTGATTCACACATTGTCAAGGAAATTATGCCCGGTAGCCCAGTAGTCACGATGACTATGGGTGGAGTAGGGCAAGGAGCGGTCAATACTAAGCCGACTTGGGACCCGAGTCCAACAGCCCGTGTTGGCTGGTCGACTCGTCGGGACTGTACGACGAAGGTAAGTGCGCTTGGTAGCACAACCATTACAGTCGTACCGCTCAATAATAACGCCACTGACCTTGCATCGTGGGGAACTTACTGCTTTCCAAAGATAGGAAAAATCTTCCTGCAAAAGCCCGGAATCGAAGGGGCAGACAATCAGTTGTTTGCCTCAGCCGAATACGCATCAAAGACAGGAAGCGTATTCACATTTGCTTCTGGCTCAACGCATTTAGGCTCAGGTAAATTCATTCTCTTTGATGGTACAGAAGCCGCCTCGTTTGCAGATTGGAAGACAGGGACAGCAATTGCAATCGGTGGCTATTTGCAGGTGGATGACAAATTTAACGCAGAGTCCATTGCTCCTGATGGCACGACCGTCAACGACAGACTTTTCCAAACACTGGACACTGTACAACACGATTATCAGTTGGGCACACAGTATGCCAGTACACGAGCCATGATTGAGTTCCCCCTGTTTGAGGATTTCTTTTTCGATGACCCTGATGCGGGTGTGTTCCCCGGTCCTGATAACAGCATGAAGTTGCATCTTGATGCAACCTACACTGCCCCTACATGGGCCCCTAACCCTGTTGGTCGAAGACCAAAGAGCGTGGCACCAGAAGACCCACAAGTCAACAGTGCGTTTTCTCTTCCTGTATCTCAAAAGAAACACAAGCGTGGTACAACCATCAGTGCTGAGTACGACAGTGCTAACAGACGCATCTATGTGAAAGACGCAAGCCTTTTCCCAATACCCTCGGCCGCTCCTGTTGTCATAGGGGGCATCGGAGGCGCACTCAGGTTCCGTTCTGCCTTTACAAAGAATGGCGAGTGGGTGATTTACAGCGCAATTGATACAACCAACAATTATCTGACCGTTGCAGGCAATGCGGCGGCGGATGATGCATGGGCGTTCTCTTCTAACTTCCTTCGTGATTACCAAGTAGGCAGTCGAATTTCCCCTGCTCAAGGCATTCAAAACATGAATTACGCATCAATTGCTGACAATCCAACACTATCAAGCGCAGGGTTTGAACAGCGTTCTGAGTTCTATTACGACCGTGCAAATGTAATGACACAGGGTGGCAACATAGATTATGGGTTGAAACAGTATGTCTCTGCTGTTGAGTTCCGTTCAGGACCAACCACAAACCCACACCTACCTCATGTACAAAACAAAAGAGCCCGTGGCATTGTTGAGGCTTTCAGTAGTCCGAATCTTACTCTTGAATCATCCGAAACATGGCCAGCAACCACCTCTCACAGCACACATGCATATCGGGTTCGGTACTACGATAACACTGCAAGTGCTTACAAATACGCTCATTACAAAACACGCACTGGCAATGTCCTTTCTCTGATTTCAATTGATAGCGGTTTCAATCCGAGTGCAGGTACTGAAATTTTGCTTGTTGATTTCCGTGCTACTGGTTCCACCGTACCTACTACATTAGATACACAATTGCTCAACAGTAAATGGGCTAACCCATTTTGCCCCGGTGGACTCAGGGATGGAGATACTGTTTGGATGAACATGCAATACACCAACCCGCACTCAGTGGAGGGACTTTTCTGTAAAAGCCGAGGTACTTTGAACGAAGGTCAAGTTTGGTCAGGTTTCCTTGGCGGTGAAGGTGATTTTGCAACTACGCCTCGTGAGAGCATACCCATGGAAAATTTCCTGATTGGTAATTCTTGCTTAGAAACGAGCCGCAACTTCGTACAACATATCAACAAAACGATTGAGTTGAATTACGAAGCACTGGGGCTCAGTGCTACTTTGGCTCCTACCGTGGCTTATCTGGACCCGTATCAGTGTACAGAAGACTATGCCCGTGTGTTGCTTTACGATGTCGCTCATGACCGTGAGTTCATTGCTTTCCAAGACCTTTGGATGCAAGTTCAAAGTAGTCCCGCAACAGCCGAGGTCAAAACACCCGTTGATGTGGCTAACGGTTTTCCAAGTCAGCACAAAGAAACGGCCTCAACTGCTAAGTCCGAATTTATGGAGGCGGCTATGGCGCACATGAATTCAGGGCAACTCAATGTCACAATTGCCACACATGCAACAGGTTATCATAATCATGTACCCGATGTCATTGCAACTATGCGAAGAACAAATGATGCAGTCACGGAATACGGTGCACCAGAAGACACCCACTTGCAAATTGACTCCTCCTCTGACGAGGTATCAACATTGTTCGATACTCCTGATGGTACACGAGTAGTTCCTGCCTTTTTGTCAATGAAAGGTATTCGGTCTTCGACTCTTGATTTGTCTGGACATGAAGAAAGTCGCCTGCAACATTTACCACATTGGAATCAAATGGATTTTGTACGCCGCCTCACTCTTGACTTTGGAGAAATAGGGGTCCGCCAAGGTATCACTGACATCGAAGCGGCCGCAAGAGAGGTTGTCCGCCGTATCAATCAGGCTGGAGCAAAGACAGGTCGAACTCACGCTCGACGACCGGCTGACCAATTTTTGGGTGAGGCAGACAGGTTTGATTTTGGCAAAGGTCATTCAGCAACCAGCACCAATCCTCGCAAAGACCCTACCGCCCCACATCAAAAAGCAGACTTTGCCGCTACTGGTTCGACACACGACCCTGCTCCCTTCTGGAATTCTGATACGGCTTTCGGCAGTCATGACCGAGGTACGCACATGGGGTACATGCGTGCTCACCTTGGCCGGGTTGTCAATAGTGCAGAAGGCAAGAAAGGCTACTCAATCGTAGTTCATTCAACCGTGCCCGGTGCGTCGGGTCGCAACTTCTGCGCATGGATGGATAATTCCAACGGACAGGCTCCGTACAGACCGGAGTATCTTATTGGTCACGGAGGACGCTTCCGCAACTACTGGTGCCAGCCAGATGAGATGGACGGCGAAAACATGCACCCTGCACCAATGCCAATCAACAAGTTCGGTCGGCCGTTCGCTCCAATCACTACTCTCCGAGAATACATCCCAATGGAGGAAGTCGATGCGGATTATCAAAACACACTTGACTTTGGTCCAGAAGTACATGGCTCGGGCGCAATCAATGCTCACTCAACAGATGAGCACGCCACTGGTCGCAGTAGCAACACTATCCTCAATTCCAGTTTTGAGCCCAAGTCAGATGGGAAGGTTCTCGTCGAAGGTCTGCGAGTAGGAACACAAGCAAAGGCCCGAATCAACTTCGGCGGATTGACGCAAGCAGGCATTCCGGGTTGGGCACCTGATGCTGGTAAGTGGGGAATGGGAAGAGATGGTGTTTCCACCCGCTACGATTACATTTACGGCGACAAAGATTTAGCCGCTGGTACCAAGCAACACGGTCTTGTCAACCAAAGTGGCGGTGGCTACATACCAGATGATGACATTCGACCTGACAAGATGGGTACAGGGCAATTATACGGCATTCGCATGGTTGACCACAGGGGAGATAGTCACACCATCAGAATGGCGTACAAGCAATATGGTGAGGCTTTGGGCAACTCTTTGACTCGTTTGCCGCCTACATTGGACAACGAGGTCATTATTCACTTTGATGACCGTGATGTCGGACAGGGTGGCTTTACCATAGGAAAACACATCAGCGGCAAAGGTGATGTTTGTGGCCAGTACACTGGTGGTACAAAACAATCATTCCGTGGCAATCTTTGGAACACTTACAATTCACCTGCTGTGGGCATATCTGCTACCTTCCAAAAAGACGGCTCAAATGACAATTTCAAAATTATTTTAGCCGCTCCTTACGGCACTGGTAGCAATTTAGCACACACTGATATTCTGGGTTATCTTGGCCTACCCGACAGTGGACTTATCCAATTAAACGATGTTGCTGGCACAGCAAACAATGGAGAAACATACTACTACACGAGCCGCTCTCATTACGCCAAGGCTGGTGCTTCTGGTGTTCATTACCTGTACGGGGTTAAGAACATTAGTTCAGATTATTCCAGCGCAGTCACACGAATCTTTAGCCCTCGTATCAACTTCACTTCGCTCCTCACTGACGAAGTGATTGCGGCGGCAGTCAATCATGCCATCAACATGGAAGACCCGAACACCGAAGATGTGAGTGCCACTTCATTCGACTGTACATCTTACTTGGCTCCAGACGGGAAGACTTTGGGAGAGTGGGGTGTAGCGCCCGATGCTATACGCATCAAGGCACACAGTTCCAAACACAAAGTCACACCTCTGCGACACCTATTCCAATCGTCCGTCGGCAAGGATTGGGGCATTCAAGCGGCGGCAAGCAATCTGGCAACAGGGACAAATCACTTGGGCGGTTTGACCGAAGCAGAGATTTTGGCTGGTGTCAGACTGGATGTAGGCTACATCCCTGCCACTGTTCTTCATATCACTACAAAGTATCGTGGACCTAACGCTAACACTGCAACCCCTGTACTTGTTGACAGCCTTAACGATTCTGTCAATGTCAAGCAGTGGCGTGACAATCTCAGAGGAGACACTTACATTCGCCTGCCCGGTGACCGAATCACGCCGTGCATCAACACTGTGATGGTCAACATTGCTTCCAAAGATACAAGCACCACACCTGACCACTTGGTGCTTCCATCTAACGAGTATCTTTACCTCGCCATGACTCCCGCATCTGACGACTCTAATGCTTGGAGCGAAGAGGTTGTCTTTTGGAGAGGTGACACAGACTGGGCCAGAGCAGTCAGCAAAGCAGGAGCCGCTGAAAACAAATTGGATTTGCTCAATCATTCGGCTGACTTTGTCACCAACCTTGCCGCTGACGATATACTTGTAGCCCACGCTAATCTTTTGAAATTCCATGACTGTGACGGTATTCGCACAACAGGTAGCCATCACGGGGAGCCATTCCTATACTTCCGTGGCGGTCGTTCCAGTGTTGACAGGTGGGTACCTCTGTACTTTGGTGGTGGTTTCTCTGGAGTCACTCTTGACATCAACGATGGAACACAAAACGATTATGAGGAATTTTACACTCACCCATACTCATCTGGGCCGACTGGCTCTGCTGGTATGCAGAATGTAGGTGAGGCCGCTGGTTCCTATGCACTCATCGATACCAACGCTATGTTGGCTATGTTCCCCGGTACACCGTATCTTAATCAACACAATGGACAACATTATCCGCCTTTCTTTAACAAGGACGCTATGCTGAGTCCTGACTTGGATGCTGGAAATAACACGAACGCTTCTTCAACAGGAGTCACATACACAGGCGGTGGGAAGACAGTCAATTGCAACCGCCCAAGCCCAATCGTACTGCGCTTTTCTCATCCTCACGCACGCTACTCGACCACATCAGCCACAAATGATGCTACCACATATCTGGTTTTTGGTCCGGGGCAAGCAGTTCCTCACAACTTCCAATCGTATGAACCACAGTTGTCTGACATAGTCACAACAGGAAACGGGTACAGCGCAGTACCGAGCACTCACCCTGCCGGAGAATCGTTCCTACCCAATCTAATTTCTCATGGCGGCAGTACGCTTTACGGCTTCTCTGCTAACCTACCACCTACGAAAGAGTATCAAGCCAGCAACATATCAGGCTACAACTGGATTCTTAATTGGGAACCGACTAAGGGTATGCCTAATTCTCGCTTCTATGGACAAGGGGCAGGAAAGGGGCGATATTATGATACGCACTTTGGTCCAAGTAGTCCTGTTGCATACGCACATCCTTTCGATGATGTATTCAAGAATTACGCAGGTACTTTCATAGGAGCCATAGCCAACACCAGAGCGTCTAACAGCCTTTGGCACATGGATGGAGGCTATCACCCCGGTGGTCATTTCTTAGATAACCACATTATCCGCAATGTAAAAAACCCGTCATCAACCAATCGATTGGCAACAGGTAGTGGAGATACTCGTAATCCATCCGTTTTCCGTGTGAGTAGTGCACTTGCCAAAGCCTATTCCAATGGAGACATTGGTGGCAATATCTTTGTCATCGACGCCACACGCTGTCAGAACGCAGAAGAACTGGCCGCTGTACTTGCCGCAGGTATCAACACATTCCCCGGTATAGACCCCCTCAAGGCTATTGGTGGTACTTTCTTGCCGACTATGCAACATGCAGGCAAGCAAGACCGCTATGGTTGGGTGGCTCTCGATGTGCAACCAGACGGCTACACCGCAGAAGATGGAGCCGCCGCTACTTTGCAAGCCGCAGGAACCCTACCAACTACACTACCAGCATACGGTTGGTTGCGTATAAGCAACGGCACTAAATCGGCCTTTGCACCTTATGTTTCCTATACTGGTGCAACATTTACTCTTGGTAAAAATGGTATCACAAATAGTACGAATCTGGTTGACCCTACAACTAAAGCGGCAATAGCGGCCGCTCAAGTGAACGGTGACAACGGACCTGCTGTCGTTTATGTTTGGACTAAAGCGGGCACACATCAATACAACAACACGACTCAATCTCGTGAACACATGACACAGGTGCACTTCAACGGCTTTATGGACGCAGTTGACCGTACCAAACCCATAGGGGCAGTTGGGTGGGCAGGAGAGGCATATTCGTATCTGAATTCCTACAACGGTACCTCAATTGGTGGAACCAAATTCCCTGCTGGACTCGGGGCTTGGCATCCGTTCTTGGGCTTTGCTCCTTATGGCTCCGCTGAAACCTGCTTGGCATCATCTCCACCTATCGGTATAACAGACACGCCTTCATCGTTAGCCAATGATTTTTGTGTACATGGCTTATCCAGCCGTCACTTGGTAGCAGTCAGCCATGAAAGTGAACTACCTCTCATAGCCAAAACAGACAGAGATGGCATCATTGCATCTGGTGACTGGCTTTCTGTCAAAGCAGACGGCAACATCTTGAGAGCAGGTACACAGGCTTGGAGCATAAACAAGGTTCACAACAAGAGCCGGTACAATGCTCCTGCCACAGCAGGGCCTCATGTCGAAGCAAACATTAGAGCAAGCACAGATTTCACAGCCTATCCGAATGTCGATACAGTTGCTTATCCAAATGCAAGGGTCACCTCGACCAGCCATGTTAGCAGGGCAGACCCCTGTCAAAGCCCAACAGGAGATTTGTTTTGGGACAAATCTATTATGTCTACCAACCAACTGCATACTCTGGCAGATACTTTGGTACAGGAGTGCACAGGAATCACTTCTCGTACAGAATACTACGAAACATCAGCAGGATTGTACAAGTACTACGATACAAAAAGTGCGGCTCGCAACTTTACAGAAGAGCACATAGTATGGAAACGAATGGACGGAGGCAACTTAACCATGCCTGCATCAAATGCTCGTGGCCTTGGTATGATACCTTGGACTGTTCGCAAAGACGGCGGGTCTTACAAGACAGTTGGGGAAAAGATTCTGGGCAATTGTCGATTCTCTTTTGAGTCGACGAACAGTGCTATGTTCCCAATCATCCAAGCACAGGAACTGAGCCATCCTCAATTGGCACAGAAGCACATCAACGAAAAGGAAAACGCTCTGATTATACCCAACGAGCACTTGCAATTTGAAAGCATGCAAGTTGTTGATGACACAGGCCAAGAACACCGTCTTGAGGGTGGCAGTCCTTTGGGCACAGTCATCATGGATTTCAGACATGTAAGTGACCGTGACATAGAGGGCTTGTCCCCCGCTATCGCTGGGTCTGGTATATCACCCAACATGAAGATTCGACTACCAAACGCTGATGAAATTCCCGGCAACATCATTGTTCGACCGGGCTTTGACCGAATACAGGCTTACCAAAACGAAACCATGGGCTCTGGTGGTTTGATGCACCCTGCTCAAGCACAGCCATCTATAACTGATACATTCAAAGAAACCTACGATGGGCCGAGGCTTTGGCCTACTTGGGAGAACAATGGTTGGGAACACCTGTCGCAAGACGGTACGGACCTTTCTGATGACCGTTTGGCGTTCCCTGCCAGTTCTTCAAAGGGCTGGGAGTCACACACTGACAACGCTCCTTTGAACACAGCATACGAACCCCATGACCGCTCTTTACAATTCCATGTGACTCGTGTCGGTGTCACAATGACACACCGCTATGATGTTGATGAACTGACTTACAGTGGCTACTCAGGTACTGAAATCACAGTTGGTAGTACACCGGAAGATGACACATGGAAAGATAACGGAGAATCAAGCGGCGGTCGCTGGTTCTTACGAGTGTACGACCCTACGACCAACAAGGGTGTTTTAGCCTCTTACACCAACACAGGGACGAATAAATTCACAGGCGTTGTGTACAGTCCAGACTTTGTTTCTTTCGTGACTGGTAAAACCGGACTCAAGGTTGTACCATCATACTTCATGCCTGCTGGTAGCACTCGTTTCTTTGCTTCTCGACGGTTGCGGGACCACAGTGAATACAGCGGGGCCAGCCCAGACATGAAGACCATTGACTGGACTGCCGTCAACGGGACTCCACACACTGCTCTGAGTGCACCCAAGATGACGCCTATGCCTATTCCACGCATGGGCCATCATTATGTCACACCAACAATGGCTTTGATGCCGGGGCACTATGCTCACCCTGCGTATCAACGACTTTACAATCTTGGTCAAGCAAGTCGAATTACTACATCATCAACCTTTGAGGAGGACATGTCCGCTGAATACAGCGGCAACGACTTACTTGAACGCCTTAATCCTCGTGACCCTCTGGTTTGGTTCTCAGGTGCGTCTGCACCATACGGACCTTCTGACATACACGGCGGGGCATTCACTCTCTTGACTGAAACCAAAGTCAAATTCGACGGCTACGGGATAGCCGCATCGAAAGGTAGTGCAGGCACGACTAATTCACAGGGAGGCCACTCCATTGTGTTAGAGGCGGCTGGTTCCTACACTCTCAACGACCATTTCCCTGACCCTATGGAAGTCGGAGCATATCAGATTATTATTCAGCCAAATGTGTTCAAGCAACAATTCTCTGGTTATCACAGCAACCATTCAGACGCAGTGAAGGCCCCATCCGAATCTGGTACTAAGGTCACAGAATTGACAGGGCAACAGGTGAACACCGTGGTCGCCATCGCTCACGATGACGGGAGCAACACAAATGGTGCCTATACCTTGATTTTGGCAGAGGCAACCATGGCGGATGTCAGAGGTTGTGAAATTATGCTCAATGAAATTATGCTCGACCTTGAGCCTGATGCCTCCAGCCAATTCACAAACCTGCCTCCATTGGCCAACTACAACGCTCTTGGTGTAGAAGAGACTACATCACCTGCATTTAGCAGACGCACCTTGCCCTACCACCCCAACATGTTCATTCAGACTACACCCGGATTTACGCTCACAGTGCCGTGGTGGGCACAGTTGCACAAGGACGGAGCAACTGCATCAGCCGCTACACATTTCAGACATTTGGAGTGGCATACACCTGACCACTACTATCAGATGAACAGGGCTACCTTTGGCGCAGTAGGTGCTCAGATTACACTTGCTGGTTATCCTACATGCTACCCTGACATTTACGCAGAGCACTATCGTGTTCGCTCTTTGAACCCCAATGCTAAGGTCACAGCCTCATCTGCTGGAGGCAGTACAGTCAATGTGGATAATGCTGAACTGTTCCCAGTCAAAGCATACTACGGAGAGGTTTTGGAATACACAGATGCTAACGGGGAAAGGCAGACGGCTACCTACACAAACCGAACAGGAACATTGGCCCACGCTACTCTTGGGACGCCTACACAGTTCCAAGGTGTCACGGAAGTCACTCCTCTATTCTTTGACAACTTAACCAATGACACAATTATTCGTTTAAGCGGGCCTTATGACAACCGGAAGGCAGATGAAATTTTCACTAATTCGCTTGTCAGCATGACAACTCGGGTTATGCCACAAACCATGAATGGTACTCGTGATACAAACAGCCTACATCTTGCTGATGCGTATTTGTGTATGTGGCATCCGAACTTGGGCCGTCCTTTCACTTACTACTCCGATGACAACAGCAGAGGCTTTTACGACAAGAACGGAGCAACAGATACACCTGTTCTCAAGAAAGGACTCAACAATGTCCCTGAACACTTTGAAACAATTCACTACAATGATTTCTTCTATGCGGCCTCTAAAGGTCCGTTCACATTTGGAATGAGGTGGATTATACCGCCCGGTGCGGCAGGTACAGGTGGAACTGGTACCACTAAAAGTGGTGCTGACATGGATGGTGACGGTAATCTTTCGCATCAAGGAGGCACTATTGGTTCGGACAAATACAATTTCGCAGGCTATTGGCCGGGTGGTTCCAGAGGAGGAGCAGGCTCCAGTCGTTTAGATGGTTTCCTTGAAACACTCATTGGATGGGGTGGGAAGTTATTCGGAGTTGACTGTGTGAGTTTCCATGACAACACTGGTCTTGAAGAGCGAACATACGCACAGATGACGACAGCATCTGATAATGCCCGAAATACTTGCTTTGGCTATCGCTTTGCTTTGCGTCAACCGTACAATCGCCCACGCTGGTCGCCTTATGTCCGAGGCTACTTGGAAGTGGCTAACGCCAATGCTTTGCTTGGTTATTACCATGGACCATTCATCCAGCAAGATAACAAAGATGACGGTTGGGTAGGCGGCACTGATTATCCTGCAACTTACACGGGTGTTTTGGAACGACTTACTCAAATTAGTGCATTGCTCAATCAAGACCAATTGGGCCGCCAAGTCAGATACAGCGACGGACGCAGAATGACTCGTGCTTTTGGCTGTCCTGTTCGTACAATCCGCAACTCGTCCAGTGTACGAAGGATGTACGCAGGTGACAGGGCGGGCTTAGAAATTGCAGAGATTGCTCAAGCACACCGCTACTACATGGTTGACTGGTGGGGCAACACTCGTGGAGAAGATGTCCGTCGCTTCCCAGTGCGTGGCTTCGGTATTTCTCCTGCGTGGGACCCAGAAGATGCATACGAAGACGGCGGCAGTGGCAATCGACCAGAAGCGAATGGCCTCTTTGCCACCAGTACTGACCGACAGAGTGGCAATTCCAACACAGCCAATAACGATGTAGCGGCTATGGCTATCGTGGATTGGTTCAACCCAACGAACGCTATGCGAGTAGGTGACCGAGGGGATGGGCGTGGTGTACGGTGGCCTACACATTTCAACGAAAGCCTCCTCATGGATATTTCTGAAACCGTTGAGCCGACAGGGCTGGTGCTGTCTCAACCGACTGCTGAGCCTACCGTTGGTAAGGGCTTAGTTCGCCCGAGAAACGATGTATTGCAAGCCGGTGAAACAGACCGTGGTATCAGTGCACGCCTCGACCTCGCTGACGATGATGGGCTTCTCAAGCCGACTGCAATGGTCAATGAAACGACTGAATCAATCACCACGGACACCATGCTTGCAGAGCCTGTCGGCGGTGACGGTGTGCGGATTGGATTGGATGTTGACACACTCGGAGAACTCAACGACGGTGTGAGCCGTGAGTATGTGGTTATGTCGACAGAAGCGCACAGCCTACACAGCAACAGAGATGTTGGTCAGCGAACGACACTCAGAGGAGCCATGAATGTCGGCAATCGTACACTTGGTCACCTCGATATGACTGCACTGGACTGGACAGGGCAACCTGTAAAAGGCATCATCAAGGTGTCTGATGCACACTCATTCTGGGCTCTTGGTGGTACCTATGTTATGAATTGGAAGCGCAGAGCAGGTGCACTCGATGTGACTGGCTGGGGCGAGGCCGGAGCAACTTCTTCCTCCAATCCATACCAAGATAGTAATCACACTTCGGTGACTGAGAACATAAACCACGCTGACTCTGAAATTGAGTTTTTGGTTAGACCAGCCTTTGTTTTAGATAACTCACATGTACAGTTGTTCCGTTCTAACATGGCAGTAAAGTCAGGAGCACCTCAAGCAGGCGGTACATTTTACGCCGCCACAGCAGGTGGGAAGTATGGTATCTATACCAGCGATGCGGCCTCTGCTCGTACAGGTACACCAAGCAGTCCACCGTACGCACCTGTGTACAGTGTCAACCCTGCTAACAGTGCCGCAGTGAGCCAAGGACCTAAGATTCTCGGAGTCGATGTGTCTGGTTATGACAAGACTGACATCACGCAACCAGTAGCCCGTATCACAATGAGTGAGAACACACTGGAGCATTTCAGAAGCGATGCCGCAAGAAAGGAAGACTACTCTGTTGAGCCCCGTCACAGTCAAACATTACACCCAAAGGGCAGTAAAGGCGATACATCTTTTAATAGCGGTGACCACAGCACGGAGTGAGCAACATGGATGCCGACGCTTTGAACATGGCTTGGACGCTACTTAAAGCAAAGGAGGACGCTCCAAATTATCGTTGTCCAGCAGATAACCAAAACGAACGATGTGGCAACTGCCGACACTGGGTCGCTAAAGGAGAAGGCATGGGCAAGTGCAAGTTATTCGATTTTGAGTGCAACAGTAAGTGCACATGTGATGCATGGAGGGGTGAAGAATGAACCCTATGGACGAAGCGTGGGCTGTATTAAAAGCCGCTAAGAAAAAGAAAAGCAAACCGTTTCACGGGTACAATCCTAACAAGCACAACAAAAAGGGCGGACTGAACGCTAAAGGTCGTGCCGCCGCTAAGCGTAAAACAGGTGCTAATCTCAAGCCTCCTGTGACCAAAAAACCCAGCAAATTGAAGCCGGGTAGTAAGTCCGCCAAGCGAAGAAAATCATTCTGTGCTCGTATGACTGGTGTCAAAGGACCAACCAGTAAGAAGGGCAAGTTGACGCCCAAGGGAGCGTCATTAAAGAGGTGGAACTGTTGAACCCAATGGACGAAGCATGGAATTTGCTAAAAGAGGATGACGGAGATTTAGAAGAGGCGAAAGCAAAAATCATTGCTTGTTTGAAAAAGGAAGGTGGAGCGGCTTCTTTGGAGGATTGTTGTAAAGCCTGCAAACGCTCAAAGCCTGAGTGTAAGAAAATCATTGACAAGATGGGCAATGTAAAAATTTCACCTCATGGTGATGTTGTTCTCATGGATGGACTGTGATGAAAAGCAGACCTACGGTGGAATGACTGATGGCGCTTGGTAAGAATTTGTCAACTGGTCGTTCTGATGCGGCACAAAGTGCAATTATGAAGCGAGTTCGTAAGCCACGGTTTGTTGATAATGGCGTCAAGCACGGTGTGTACACCCAAACATCAGCAAAAAGACAGGTAGCGAAGCCTGTTCAATCAGATTTTGCACCTGCGCATGACCGTAGGTACACTTTGGTGGAGCAAGAAGACACAATTGAACTGGTGCACAAGAAAACAGACAGTCATCGCTACACCGGTTCGCTATTTCACTCGGACGACTCACTTAGCGCAGGAGATTCGCCTCCTGCACTGCTTGTAAATGCAGATAATGTCTCTCAGGCTCTTACAATGAGCCAAATTGAGTCTGCTACCAAGGGAACACGGTTTATTTTGCCTAATTTAAAGGGAAAATCGCTATCCGACCTTGGTTTTGATGGCACAGAGGTACAAATCACTCAGAAAGCAAGTATTGGGCTCCGTGCGAGCGACCTTGCCGCCCGAATAGGCGACAATCAGACCAGTTCACTCAACTCAGTCGAGATTGCCCGCTCTCGTGGTAGTGGAACCTTTGTTGCGAAGGATTTCAACGGTGTTGATGGGGTCACAGCCATGCGTTTCGTAAGCAGACATGACGGTCACCGCCTTGTTGGAGACAGGTTTGGCAATTTGTCTTATCAACATCAACTTCAAAGCAATAAAATGCATTATTTGACAGGGCAGATGGTCACGGATGGCAAAAGCAGTACGAAGAGTAAGAGTTTGCCTAACAGCGTGACTGTAAGAGGTAAAGTTCGGGCAAACAACGACGACAATACTGTGGTTGTGGGCGACCTCAATGCTCAAAAGAACGGTATCATAGAAGTACCCGGTGGCATATTCGCTCCCACTGCTGTTTCACGAGCAAGTGCCAAAGCAATCGGACAGCGTTTCTTATCCAGTGCCGCTAATGCAACTGGCTCAATCACACTGAACAAAGTTGTCAGGTCTTCTTCACTACAGCCTGCTGAAAAGGTACGCTACCAAGCGCACGGAGATGATGACATCTACCATGTGTTGCAGGCCCGACACCATCTGATTGAGAAGATGACTGATTTCAAGATAGGTTCGCTCGACAGTGGAATTGAAGACCTACTCCAGAGGTTCCAGCAAGGTGACATTGTGTCACTTGATGAGGTAGGAGATGAGCACAGTCGACAAATCGAAACAAAAGAGTTCTCAGCCAGCGCACGATTCAAGATTTCAACCAAATGGGACCTTGGGAATACGATTGTTGACTCCGCTGGCTTTTTGATTGGTCACGGTACCCGCAGTATTATCGGCGGCAACGCAAGTGAGGCTCAGGCCAAGCAAGTGGCTTTACTCAAGATTCAAAACCCTAAGCGTCAAGAAACAATCACAAGGAGAGGATGACATGCCATTGCTAACAGACGGAAACAGATTCTTGGTCGACCAATTAAATAGCCGAATCAATCAAGTCGTGTTTGGTTTCGATGGAACGGTTGCTACTTCCGAGGACGGTGGAGCAGGACGCCCTGCTTACACAGCCGTACCTACGACTCGTATCGTGGACGACCATACTATCTATGTCGAGGCCATCTTACCATTGTCTTCGACCTTCACATTGCCCCTGCGTGAGGTATGCATCCAATATCAAAACCCATCTGACGCTACTGACACAACAGTGTTGTTCAGGTACACATTCCAATCGGTCAGCAAGACCAGCAACAACGAACTCCGGTTCGCAACCATAATCGAGGTGAACTAAAATGAGTAATCCATTAGCAGGACATACGAGCGCAACAGGGTTTAGCAGTGCCACAGGCCTGCGTGACGGTGACGGATTGACAAGCCCCTCACTTACCAACCCATACGAGGCCCTACACGGCAACGGCATTCTCAGAGTGGCTGACGGCGGCTATGGTGGCACGAGGAACGCTACGGGCAGTGGAACAGAAGGCCATGTGGCTGTTGGCTCAGGTGGTGGACTCACAGTATCAGGAGGCTATGCTGTCCTCGACGGAATTGTGTATCAATTCGCAGGTGGTCCGGGTGCGACTTCCACGGCCACAACTATCGGTACGACCAGTAATCACTCCGGTAGTCTTCCTTCTCCTCATGGTTCGGTGGCAAAGAAAGCCTATTGTGTCATTTATGTGGCGGCCGACAGTGGCAAGGCGAACATCAAGTATGAGTTCGGTACCCTTGCCGACACGGCCAGTGAAACGCCTCAAGTTCCCAATACCTTCCTCAACCTACCGGGTCCAGATAACAGAAAGACAACTGTGTTAGCAATCCTCCTTTACGAGGTATCTGCTGGAGGTGCATTGACTGCCTCTCTTAACACGCCAACAGTGTACGATAAGCGTACTTTCATTCGTCCAAGTCCTTTGTACCTGCATCACATGACAAAGGGAGCGGCGGGCAATGTCACAGCATCCAACGCATTTGACGACAGTTCCGACATCGATGGTATCTATTCATCACCATCAGCAGGTGGGTTTGGTGCTTCGCCCTTCGGAGGTATGTGGCAGACACACAGCCCTGATGGACATTCGGTGCTTATGTACAGCGCCGTGCGTAGCATTGGTGGTAGTCCTGCCCGTGCCACATGGCGGTTGGCTCCAAATGAAGTCAAGGTTCTAACAACCAGTTCTAATCAATCAGTCACCATCACAGGACCGAACATTTGGATTATTACAACCGGAGCCGCAATCACACTCAATCCAACAGGTACATTCCCACACGGCCATACGGTTGAGGTGTATCATGCGGCTGGGTCACACAACTTGCACTTCGATTCAGGAACGCTCAATCAAAATGTGACCATCAACCAGTATGCTAAGTTCGTGTACACTGGTTCAGCGTGGGCTAAGTTGGACCTGCACACGGTGAGTTGATGGGCGCTCTTGTCGAATCTTTGATGCAGACCTGCGAGTGCTGTGGTACAACAGCCCTACCTTTGTCTGTTAGCGGACGGTACGCTAATGGTAAGCATGTGGTGTATCACGAATGCCCTCAGTGTGGCTATGTCCGCAAGCATGGTGGCTTTGGTCCTTTAGGGCAGAAGGAGTCGGCCAAGAAAGCGAAGAAGCGGTTGAAGGCCAAACGCTACGGGGCGCTGTCCCGCATGCTCATTTCTCAAGCCATGCGTGATGCATGACCAGACCGATGACCCAGCCGATGACAACCAATAATGCGAGTGGGAGTAGGACCTTGTCGGAGCGGTCCATGGTGGGCCGTATGAACCGGAAGATTTAATTTTTACACCGCGCTGTCCCTGCACATGGGTCTTTGGCTGTTTTTTATCTTGAGTTTTATCTGCGGATTTTTGTTCACTTGGTATGTCACAGATGACTTAGGCTCCGATGTTGTATTCTTCACTGACAGTGCTGAATTGCAAGAAATGTGTATGGACGGGTTGCGGAAGGGTCAGCAATGAACATTAGTGTCTATGAAGTCGGACCAAGAGATGGGTTGCAGGCTTTGGGCACTGTGGTCAGTACAAAAACCAAAAGGCTTCTGATAAAGGAACTGTACGCCTCTGGCATCACCGACATCGAAGAAGTTTCATTTGCTCACCCAAAGGTTCTGCCACAGATGGCTGACGCAGAGGCCGTGTACAACAAAGGCGCTGGACTTGTCATGAACAAGCGAGGCTTCCTTCGTGCACAGCAATCAGGCGTCGATAAAATCAACATCGTGTTCAGTCCATGTGAAACATTCAACATCCAAAACATGGGTAAGACTCGCTCAGAGATTGTTCTGATGTACAAGACATTCATGGACAAGGTACCCAAGGAGAAAGTACGAGTGTACCTTTCTATGGCATTTGGCTCGCCACACAGTGGTGAAGTTTCTTCATCAATGATGCGGCTGTGCTTACGGGACGCTAAGATGTTCGGGACAACTGTTGTATTTTCTGACACAGTAGGCTGTGGCACTCGTCAAGAAGTGGCGCTGTGGGCTGAAATGGCCCAAGATGAGGGTTTGACCCCTGCTCTTCACTTGCACCACAAGGGTGACGAAGCAAGTGCCCTGAGTCTTGTCAGAAGCGGCCTGATGAGTGGTATCAAGCAGTTCGACTCAAGCATCGGTGGTCTTGGCGGCTGTCCCTTTGCCAAGGGCAGTGGGGCTAACCTATCGACCGAAGCCTTGGTGCGCCATCTCAATGTATGGGGATTCAACTGCGGCATTAAGGAAGCCGACTTACGCCCTGCTCTGGATGTCGTGAAGGACATTCTCAAAGGTCAAGAGGATAATTTGATTAGACATTGAGGGCTACGCCTGTACATGGTCAGGCCACTTGATGTCGCTTGGTCAATCCTCAAGTCGGATTTTCATTTGGGATATAAACACGGCGGTCATTTCGCAAGAGCAGGCGAAGACATGACAGGATATGCTGGTCCGATGTATGAAAGACCTTTAATGCATGTCAGAGGAAGAGTCGCTAATTTCCCAGAATTGAGCGACCGTCCAGCGACCGAAGACGAAAAGAAACCGTTCAATACGAAATTGACTTTTCGGGCCGGGCCAAAGGACAGGCCTAATTTCCCTGCGCCCGAAGATGGTGTAGACGGAAGATACTACCGAGGAGGCTCAGTGCCACGATTGCGGGAGGATGGCTCTTATGTTGGTACGCATTTGTACCCAGAATTAGGCAAAATTTTTGAAGAAGACTTTGACAAGGGTGCTGAGAAAATAGCCAACATCGGTGCTCATGAAAATGTACACTCTCTTATCGAGGATGAAGTTGAACAATGGGCGAAACAGCAAAGCAACATCGAAGCATTGAAGCGAGAACAGAAAGAGAACATTGCACGATTGACCCAACAATATCCCCCTCAAGGGAAGTTCAGTGGACCAAGGATGCGATGGAATAGACCAAAGACCGCAACCGATGTGTTGGTAAGAGCAGGTGTAAATGTCGACCCTCATGGCTCAATCATACCTGAATTATTGACAGATTTGGATGTCGAACAAGCACAAAGTGCTTATCCTATCTTGCATTCAATGGCTCACGAATTCGGCGCTTACAGTCTGACACCTGACAGCAGTAGTCCAACTGGTTTCACGACTCCCGAACAAAGACTTGACGACATGGGCGACTCCATGTACCAAGGGGCTGAATTTTTCCACCCAGACCCTGAACTCAGAAGCGACATTTCAGAATTACATATGGCCGGACCATCGGAAGACCAAATACGCTACGAACAAATGCTCCAAGAGCAACAAGCGGCAGGAGATGTCAATCCTCAGACTTCCGTCCAATGATGTCATCGATGCGTAGGATGCTAATGCTGACCTCGCTTGCTGACTGAATAGCCTGCTTCACAAGTTCGTACGGTTCCCATACATTCGCCCCTTCCATTGAGATTGTACCGCCGTTGTAAATATCGGGGCCGTAATCAAAGTTGCCTTGCAGATGTTCGTTCCTCAACTCAAGGATGGTGTCCAGCGGGTCGTGACCTGCGTTCTGCGCAATGGTAGCAGGGATGCTCTCCAAGGCGTTGGCAAAGGCTTCGATAGCCATCTGTGCCCGACCGCCGATTTCAGCGGCACGGGAGCGCAGGTTGAGGGCGGCGTTCATGTAAGACGAGCCTCCTCCTCTGACGATGCGCTCGCTGTTGAAAGCAAGGCAGACCACGCCCAATGCGTCGTCGAAGCCTCGTTCCGTTTCGTCGAGTGTCTGGCGTGTGGCTCCTCGTAGGACCAAGGTAGTGACGGTGTTTTCTCCACCGTGGACATCCTCGATGCTGATGTATTGCATATCACCCATGGTGAATTGAAGCACCTTGCCTGCTGGGTCAGCACCATTCAAGTCTTCGACTGAGTGGGCCACTGTCGTGCCGAGGAGGATAGCCATGGCCTCCATGTCGCTCGGAGGGACTCGCTGAGCAACACTGATGTTGTTCTTGGAAAGCAGGGCCGCTACCAGTTCGTTGACTGAATCACGGCAGAAGACAACTCCACCTTTCGGTAGTAGGTTGGCGATTTTTTCCACCTTCTCTTGCCAGATGTCCTTGTTAGCATATTCTTGATACGACTTGTAGTCACCAACATTTGACACATTGACTTGTACGCTGTCTTCTTTCTTGGAAAGTCCAGAGTTAATGAGGACTACCTGTGGTGTAGGCTCGTTCTTCATGCTTGACATCATGAAAGTCTGATTCAAGATTTTGCCAGAGAAACAGTACGAATCTTCCAGTGAGCCGCCCGGTTGACACACGACGCTGATGCGCTTGATGTCGCCCTTGGCACGATTGACTGCCTCAACGCAGAGGGCACTGACTTGCTCCTCGTTGCTCTCCAGTGCTTTGCCTGTAATAGCGGTCCTTGCCACTTCTCGTAGGTACGGCTCGATGTCTTCGACGGTGATACCATTGATGTGTTCCACTGCCCACTTGGCGGCTTGACGATACCCTTTGCAGACTACATTAGGATGCAATCCTTTGTTGAACAGTTCTTGTGTATTGGCCAGCAGTTCGCCAGCCAGAATTGTCGTAGTCGTAGTGCCATCGTAGCACATGGTTTCTTGCGTGTTTGCGGCTTCAACAATCATCTTCGCACCGGGGTGGGTGATGTCAAGTTGTTGTAGGATTGTAGCGCCATCGTTTGTCACGATGACATTGCCACCCCCGTCAACCATCATTTTGTCCATCCCCGCTGGTCCAAGCGTTGACCGAACTGTGTCGGCAATCGCTTTAGCGGCTCTGATGTTTAGGCTCTGTGCTGTTTGTTTTTTCTCGGTCATGTGTATTCCTCTCTTACCATTGTATGTCGAATTCTTTGACGACGCCCGTCTTTCTGCAACGGGCCTTGACAAATCCTTCTTTGTTCCCATGCTCCCATAATTCGTATGCGAGTTGAGCGTCCTTGAGGCAGTAGTCTGCCACCTTGCCATAGTTGCCTTTGCGCCACTCCAATGGAGCGTCGTGGCTTTTCATCGTCTTCCCTTTACCAAGGGTGTGCAGACATGCGTCTGCCAACGGAATTGTCGACCCTGTGGCCGACCGTAATTTTGCAGAAGTATCGATGATACAATCCCCTGCCTTGCCGAGAATATCGCCCGCTGACCAGCAGTCAAGGCTATCTCTGAGAATAGGTAAATCGAAGCCCACGATGTTGTGACCAATCACCTTGCCACCCTTGGCTATGTGTGCTTCTATGTCCTTGCCAAGTATTTCTGAGTGTAGGGGTTTTACCTTGACGCCTTTGTCAAGGAATTCCTTTGCTTGTGACTTGTTGCAGTACACGGTACCATCAGTACCGTCCCATGTAGCAACCACGGTAGGCTCAAAAAGATGGGTGTTGCCCCAGCCGCCTATCTCGTGTGAGAAGTTCTTTGTTTCGATGTCAATAGATAAGATTCCCGTCATACCAGCGGCCTCCCGACAATTGCAAAGACTTCGTTCACGACTTTTGAACATGGCGGACAAATATACTTGGGCCGACCCTTGTAGTCGGTACCGCACTGTGAGAAATTCTCACCGTGACCGGGGTCACCGCATACCATGCACTCACTCATTCGGGATTCCTCCCTTGAGGTGCTCCTTGCGTAGGCGTACATACTTCTTGACTTTGTGACTGGTTTCTTCAAACAACTTGGCACCGAAATCATTGTACCGCTTGTTGATTGAATTGTTGCTACTGAGGTTCTGGTTCTTACCGTATGAAGTGTACAGTTCTGTCTTCCTGACCCAGCCCTCTCCACGGGCATCGTCGAAGTCAACACGCTGACAGGCGAAGTAGCCCTTCTTCCATCCGATTTCCATGTTCTTGGCTTCTTTGACACCCATTCCGACCTTCACTTCTGCTTCCAGCCAGTGGATGAGGTTGTGATACAGGTCGTACAGGATTTCCTTAGCCATGTCAATGTGGTCGCCACGGACAACCCATGTACCCTCAATCATAGCGAAGTGGTGAGCGATGATGTTGGTGTAATTTTGAAGTCCCATGATAAACGACGCACAGACGCCTTGCTTGTGGGGGTCCATTTGCTCGACCAAGTGGTAGTACTCGTCAATCGCACTGATGAGTGCAGGTACATACGAATCGTCGATTGTGAACATCTCGTCTATGACCTCCATAGCCCATGCTTCCTGACTGTCGTCGTCAGCCTCTTCCCACTGCAAGGGCGTGATGCCTACCAAGTCACAGACTCTTCTGCGAAGGCTTAGTTGAAGTTCGTTAAAGAACTTGATAATCTCATTGTAAGACACAGAGTGCTTTGTTCTTCTGTGAACACTTGCCGCCAGTTCGTGAGCGACTTCACGCTTCATCTCGATGGTCCAGTCACGCCAATAGAGCAGTACTCTTTGAAAGATACCCTTGTCCAGTACATGCTCTCTGATTCCCTTCGGAGGGAATGTTGTAATCCAGAGTGACACTTCGGATTTGATGTTGATTGTACCATCACGCAAGTGCTTAGTCAGTACATTTCGACCGGTACCGGCGGCGTTTAGGGCTGTCTGTAAGAACAGAACTGTTCCCTCAGAGTGCTGGTTTGGTTTGAGTAAGATGCTACCTTCGTCGAAGTTCATGCATTTTCGTCCTGCCAGAACGCCGGGTCTTTGAACAGGGGGCTCATCGGAGTTCTCCTGTACGAATGACCCCACAAGAGCCGCATCTGTACCAGTACTGTAATCCACAGCCTCTATGCCAATGTCACGACAGACACGCTGTACGATTTCAAATGCTACCGATTTACCTGTCCGTGTGTCCTGAATCCAGAAGACGCTGACTCTGCTATCGATGTTGCTCCCGCCGATTGGGATTCGGACAAAGGGCAGGGAAACCTGCCCGAGGATGTAAAAGAATGACAGCATGCCGGGAATTTCGTTGTTTTTACTTACCTCTCTAAAGTGACTGAGGTAGCCCTTTAAAATCGGGTATCGTTGCACTGCTTCGTACTTGTCTGCGTTGTGGTCCATCATTTCATTCTCTCCGTTTCTGATATGTTTTCTCGACACGCACGGCTTCTTCCGATGTAAGAACATCGATGAGCCTTTGGCGCAATACGGGTCCCATACCTTTGACCCGTTTCAGTGATTCGATATAAACCATCTCCTCAATACTGCCACATTTGTCGATTAACTTACTGACTAAATCGGGACCAAAGCCCGGAATTGCGAGCAACATGTCCTGCCGTACATCGTTAGTGGACACTCTTGTGACCGCCCTTGCACCATGCCTACTGGCTGGCTTATGCAACTTTTGATGTAATTTGACAAGGAACATTGCGGCTTCCACATGGTCCTTGGCTTTGTAAATATGACAATCGAAATCAGCCATGATGCGGGCAAAAGTACCCATCAATTCGTTGGTGACTCGTGAGTATGAAGTCTTCTTACCTCGTGCCTGTGCCATCTTGATGTACTTGGCAATGTCACCATGGACAACCAAAAACACACGCCCACAATTGGCGTCGAGGTTGTCGAGTTGACGCCACAAGTGACCGCTATGGCTGGATTGGAAGAAGTCGTTGAGGCTTTTACACTCAACATGTCCGTCACCTGCTTTGTAATCTCCCATCCCTTGTAGGAATTGAGATTTGACCAAGATACCCTCCTTACGGGCCATGCGTTCCACTGCTTCGTACAGAGGACCTCGTTCGTTGCTATCGACAATTAGGGGTGGTGTACTCATTTTTTATCCTCCAGATGTTTGTGCGAAACACAGTAATTCTTGTCTTCAAGGGCCCATTGTTTGCACCTTTTTTTACTTGAATTGGTACCTTTGCATCTGAACTCATCTGGAGCACCTGCTTCCCGACAGGTGTAGCACATGGGTTTTTTTCTCCTTTTCCCTTGTGTACTCGGGTTGATTTTCCTTCCACAAAATCTGCACCAATTAACTGCCATTTTCAACACTTCCTGTTTTGTCCCAATACCTGCATTTACCAAGGCACAAACCCTTGCCCCACAGCATCTTGCATGTTTGAGGATAATCCTTAGTGACAATGGTATCAACCTGATACCGTGTGACACCTTCGTCTTGGTCAGCCCATTGAAGTCGCATAATGTAGTCGACGATTTCTTCACCGTGTGACCGGAGGTCCGCATTTGAGAAATGCTCGATGGAGAGGAAGTTGCGCTTACGCTTGGCCAGATACTTGACCAACTGAACACGGGCATCATGGCTGGGGTTGCCTCCAACTTGACAGGCCGCTTGATTCAGACAAGGGAGTATGATAACATCGTTCATTTTGACAGTAGGTAAATCGAGCGCCTCGGACTGAGGATTGAAGATTTCAACCTTGTCTGCAACCTTACGGATTTCAAGAGCGATACCGTTTGTACCGTACTCAATGTAGCCGCTCTTGTGGGCTTTTGCTTGCTGTACGATGTGTAAGTACCCCTTCTCCAAGTCTTCTGTTGAAAGAGGGATGCTCCAGAAACCCCGCTTGGCGTTAAACGAGTTGGGAATTCTAATTAAGCCACTCGTATCAAATGGCACAGCAGGGTCACAGCAGTACAAGTCAAATTCCTTAACCCAGTCGTTGACTTGCCGCATACCTGCTTCTTTGATTGCAGACAGTTGTGAACCCGTTGAGGGCGTGAGTGTCTCTGCCAAGGCTATCCATACATGGTAGCCTCCGCCGCTGAACCATACACCGTGCCTGATGTTCTTATCAACCAAATGACGGTGAAGTTTGATGGCCTGTGCCAACGGCTCTTCCGGCTCGACCAAACCACGATTCCTATCTCGGAAATCTATGGCATCGAAGTCCAGCACAAAGTGGCGGATGATAGGGGTGTACAGATTTACTCTGCGGTGATGTGGGGCCTGTGTGGCCCGGTACCCATAGACGGTAGTGTAGGCGTTTGACACGCCATTCTTACCACGCCAGTACCTCTCAAAGTCACTCTTGCTGTTCACAAGTTTCCTGAACCCTCTTCCTTTCTCGGTGCTGAGTTCAAGGACTTCACGAGGGTAATCAAGTTTCAGCCTCATTTACCCAGTCCTCCAAAAAAGCATCAATGTTTGTGAGTATGGTCCGAAGAGCCGCACCCTTGGGGGTAAGTAGCGAGTAATCCAAAGTTATCTCAACCTCTTCATCAAAGGTCTTGATGTTCACCACTCCTGTGTCAAGGTGGCTCCACCCCACGACCGACGGACGGTCGTACTTCGATTTAATCCAGAAACAAATTGCCTCTGTCACATAGGGTAGCAACATCATTCTTGGGCCTCCTCCCGTTTTCTTTGTTTCTCAAGGCGAGTTGGTGGCATCTTCCAATACTTATCACCATCATCCTGCCAAGCAGGACACTCTGCTATGAAATCACACCAAGCGCACTTTCCGGGGCTTGGGTCGGGTTTGAAATTGTTCGTGAAGTATGCCTCCAGAAGATTGTTGAGTTGGTTTCGTAGTGAGGTCAGGTAGCGACGGTTCACTTTCTCGTAGGTCACATCGTTCTGTGTACCATGCTCATCAGGTCGTTCCCCTGCTGGGTAAAACCAGCCCCAATGGGTCACATCTTTCAGTGGGTGTTCTGCCTTCTGCAAGAGGTCCATGTAAAAGGCCATCTCAGTACGCATACCTCGTATCTTGAAGTTGGTAGGTTTCCACTTACCAGTCTTCAATTCCATCAAGGCGACTTTCCCTTCCTCTGTTTCATAGCCTCTGTCAATGCTACCCGCAAAGTGAATAGGTACTGTGATGTTTTCGCCATTGAACTCAAAAACCACATCTTGGTACGCATGTACCTCTAATTCGTTGATGATGGGTAGGAACCTGTCAGGGTCTGCTTCAAGACGCACGAGTTCCCACTCTATGCGTTGGCGCAGAATTGGTTCTTCACCCAGTGTGTATGGTTCGTCTGGCTGTGGTAGGCAGGCCATGAGTGCTTCCATTGCACCTTCACGGTCTTTCTTTTTGACTTGCTCGTATGCCTTTCTATACACTGGTTTGACATGCAAATAGAAGTGTTCCATTGCATCGTGAACATTCGTACCACGAGTCATGGCATCTGTCTGTGGAGACTTCCGTCCGTCGATGCGCTTGTACTCGTACTGCTTAGGACAGTAAGAAAAATCAGAGGTAAGGCTCGATTTCGTGACACGAAGCATCTTCTCGTGCCCTTGGTACCACTTGTAGGTGGACTTAGCGTAGGCGGACCAATCACGACTCAAAGTAATCCCTCATCGAACTCTGCGGTGGTTCCTTGTCTTCCCGCATGGTCACTAAGAGAATAGCACAGTAGCCCATGAGGTCTTTGATGACATCTTCGTCAGAGCCAATGTCCTTGTCGCCCTGAATCAGGCGGCTAATCTTATCATCCATGCGTATGCGAATCAAATCACCGGGCTCAGCAGAGCCCTTGTAAAAGACTCGGGACGGCTTGAAGATACTGTCACCGTATGCTTGGTTTTTCTTGACGACCATACGCTTAACCTCATCGAACACATCAATGATTTTCTGCGAGGTCTGCTTGTTTTTCATGAAGCCTATTGGGTCGTAGTTATCCTGATTTGTACACGGATAGTATCTCGTACCCTTACGCTCACCTTTTTTACTTATCAAACCATTTTCACAAAGGTGCTGTAATCGCAGGCCTATGTACTGCTTGTTTCTATCTTGCAGTGGTTTGTTCTGTTTAATCAAACCGCCACGACTTAGTCCGGGGTTTTTCTCAACGGCTTTCACAATTTCATCATCAATGTTTCGCATATTAGGCACCTAACTTATTCTGGTATTTAACCCTACCAGTAGGTTTTGGGGCGAGGCATACCGCTCGCATAGTCTGTTGACCACTTCATGGCCTTGAACATAGGTTTGATTTTCTCAACGACTAACTTCTGAACCATCTTATCGTGGTCGAGAGTAAAGCCATCAAGGTCTTCTGTTTCGTGATAGGCTACAATGTCATCAATGTGCCTACCTTGAGGGTCCGATTTTGCATAGACCCATTTGACGCTGTCACCCTTCTTGAATATGGGGTGAGTGAATTGGTCAGAGAGGTGCAGGTTGTAGTACCGTGCACCCTTTACACCGGGGACACCTACGCTATCAGCGTACTCCCACAGGTCCTTTTGAATACGAGTGACGCCAGAAACCTCCGGTATGTCAATGTCACCTGATTTGATTCGCAGAGATATTTCCCTCACATGAGTGACTACTTCGTTCTCATCAGCACCCTTACAAAGCATGTTCAGCACATCCTTTTCAAGCGTCCTCGACACAGGAGACAGGGTACTGATTTTGCCCCAGCGTGCTGACTTGGCCTTACCTTCGTCCTCTGGAGGCCATGAGCAAATACCATAGTACAGGTTCTTACCACCAGTGACCCAGTAGGGCATGAACGCTTCAAATTCAACAATAAAGTGACTTGCTTGGTGTTCTCTTTGAACCGTCTGTGTCAGATGCTCAGCAAGTGCTGGCACCTCGTCGAATGGGATTTGTACGAAGGCTGAGTCGGTGTGACCGTACAGTGCATTGTAGCCCTGCTTCTCAGATTCTTCCATGAGAAATTTGACTGCCTCACGACCACAGGCCGTGATAGCAGAGGCGATGTCGGGGGCCGCCCATCCCCAGTAAGTACTTGCGCACATACCATATAGTGACGCCATACACCTTTTTACTGCGAGTTGCATAGTGTTCCAGCCAGACCTTTCGATAGGGTCAGCGGCCGTCTTCATGTTGCCTTTGTATTCGTCACGGAGTTTGACCAACTCGGTGACAATCCTTGGCAACAGGGCAGGCTTACCTTGTCGCCAACAGGTACCGTCAGGTAGTTCCCGTACATCGTCTTCAAAGCGTAGTTCTCTGTCAACACGGGACTCCCAACTGAGATTATGAGATTGAATAATTGAGGGGTAAAGTTGCTTGTAATCCACCACGGCGACATTTTGGTATCGACCGGGGGTAGGAGCAGGAATGTGGCCGCCGGGGTAGTCTTCCGGCTCGATGTCCATGTTGGTAGGTGCTTTGGTGTCTGTACGACGACCAATAAGCCCCCTTGCAAATCTGGTGACATTGTGAGTTGAATCGAAGGCTACGCCACATACTCGTTGGAGAGCGAAGAAAAAGGCAAGTATGTGGTTGTTTTCATCCATACGCTTGAGCAATGCTACATCTCGCATACAATAGTCGACGAACTCATCGAATCGTTCGTACCAGCCAGTGAATACGGACATTTCCAACTTACCACCGTAGTCCAACAGGTCTGGCCCTGTGATAAAGTCCAATTTCCGACTGGCCAACTGGGGCTTACCACTGTCCTTCCACACCCGCTCAAAGCCTGTACCGCTCTCAAGTGAGGCGGCTGTATCAAAACACAGACGACCAGCGATTGGTTGCATTGTAGGCTTCTTGTAGCCATTTTCATCAGGTTTCATCACCCTCCCGATAGGGCTGAGGCGACGATAAGCATCTTTCCCAAGCACCTTTCGGTCGCTCAAACGAGCGATGATATGAGGCAGGTCTGCCCACATAAGAGCGTGCGCAACAATGACATCGGGGTTGCACTCTTCAAGATAATCAAGGAACTTGGTGTAAATGGCTTTCTCTGAATTGCACAGTACTCTGCGGTATGTGACATCAGATACCTGACCCTTACTGTTTTCCCAGTCCATAGAGCGGGTCGTTTCAACCGACTCCCATTCCCTGAGTTGTTCGGCTGATTCTTCTGACCAGCAGAAGGCCACATGCTCTCCGCTTTGACTGTCGGCTATCCCTATCACGGTGGTGAACTTATCCTTTGGGTCCCACTCAAGGTCGATGTGCCATACTCTCGGCTTCCAATCAGGCATCTGTGTCCAACTGTCTATGAGGTAGCGGTCAGACAATTTCATGTCTGCTTCCCAAGTATCAACTTGTTTTCTCATGCCCCAAATATCCTTGTGGCGGTACGGTAAGACCTTCACGAGTTCTTCCTTGTTCCGCCCAGTGGCCTTTTGATTCCAATCAATACGAGCACCGGGGTACGCTGACACCATGCTGACTAACTTGTTTCTGTCAGACGCATTGGCCCAGAAGTACGGCTCGAAATCAGTCACATGTTTCTCTATGAGAGAGCCATCCTTGTCACGCCAGCGACAGTAAAGTACATCACGAGACTCGTAATGGGGAATGTAAGCATCAACAATCATCGACCTCACGCTCCTCCCTTGCACATGTCTTACAGTGTAGTACACCTTCCATTTTCGGACGGTGCTTGAGTGGTCGTTTGCATTTTACATGAGATACCGCTTCCCAACAGGCCTCACACCAGTCTCCGTCGACCAGTTCCGATTGCCCAAAGGGTTCACTGCATCCCACGCAAATAGACATCACTCTTCCTCCAATTCGTTTTGGAGAGTGTACACTACATCTGCTCCACAGTCGGAACAGACAAGCGTAGCAATCATACCTTCGACGCCCATGTAGCCATAGTCTTCTAAGTCGTAGTCACATTGCCAAATCAACTTGCCACCACAAAGCCAACAAACATCTCGCCTCATGCTTCCACCTCTTGGTCGAACACAAGTAGGAGATATGAGCCGTCTTGGTCACGGATGACTAATGGGGCTGATTCTCCCATGTGGAACTGTACGACTGTATCGGGAACAGTAGTGAGGAGTTCGGGGAGCCAGTGTGCGAAGTTAGATTCGTATGATTCCTTAGACCCACTCACGGCCTCGACTTCTGCTGTTGCAAACATCTTGCCCTTGTTCGTGTTCTTGGCCATGAGGGCCAACTCGTTGTCACGAGGACGATACACCACTTTGCAACTCAAGCCACTACCAACAATCTTGTCGGCCTTGCTGAGCCCATACAGGTCAACACCACTGATGTTGCCTGATGCTTCAAGAGAAGCAGGGCCAAAGGAAGTCCACATTGAACCCTCTGCCTTAGCGATGACCTTCTCAATCAGAGGTACTTGTTCTTCGGATGCAACGAATGACGATGTCGGTAGTTCCAAGGAGGACTTACCGGCACGGACCTGCAAGGCCCTACCCCGTCCAGACTGGCTGACTGTGACATCAGAAGCAGACGCTGTTCCGAGGTAGGTCATCAGTCGAGTCAGGTCAGTGATGAATATCTTCCCAGCATCACTTTCCTGTACTTCGACAGACCGCTTCAAGTAATGAGTGAGAGCACCCACTGCAACAGTGATGGTGCCGTCACCCACTCTTATCGCAAGATTGTCGGTTCCCTTGGTGAATGAACCCAAGAATGACGACAATGCCTTACGGCTGATTGTGAAGGAGGCCACTCAATCACCTCAGAGTGTTTTGTCCCGCAACTCTGCGAGGCCCATCCATGTTGCCGGTAGGCCCTTCTTGGTCACAAAGAACACACGCTCTTGACCTTGAAGGTCAGGGTTGGTCTTGCACTTGACAAAGTCAGCCACATATCGTGTCTCACCAGTCTCCTTGCCATCTTCGTTGCGAATCTTTTGGTCCTTGCACCAGATGATTTGAGTCAGGTCGTTGTTAGCGTTCTTCTCCCACACGAACTTCCAGCCATCGTGACTGTACTCTTTGTCATCAGACTTGATGTGGGTTTCCCAAAACACATCGACACCTGCGAAGTTCAATTGGCGGCAGAGCGCCGTCAACTGCTTGAAACGAGTGGTACGAATGTTCCAGTTCCAACCAATGTCTTGGTTCAACTTGGAGGCGGCCGCTTCAATGGCATCCTTCGCATCCATCTCAAGGTCGTAAATCTTCATGTTGTTGATACAGACTTGGTCGTATTGGTCAACAGCAGTGACCAGTAGTGTGGTCAGTCGAGGTCCGTCGTAGTCGGGAGCCTGTTGCTTCCGTGCTTGCTCAAGTGCGAACTTGCACAGATTCATTGTGCGCTGGTGAGTCTTAGGGTAGTTGAAAGCAACACGGTCATGTGCCTGTGTTTCCCACGGGTTCCAGATGCGAATCTTGTCATCGCTGTCAGGGTAGTGAGCGTGCTTGCAATCAAGTGCACCGCCGTCAAAGTCAATGCACCACATCATGTCGTTTGGACCTGAGTTGTGCATGAATGAGTCCATGGAGATGCCTGTCTTACCACGCCCACTGTGACCGACGATACCACAGAATGTGGTCGAAGGCTTGACTCTGTTGACAGAGGTCTGTGCGGCCAGTTCTTTGGCGAGGTCAGGGAAGTTGGTGGCAGGTTCGGCTGGCTCAGATGTTGTCCGCTCAATGTGTTCCACAAGGCTTTCTCCCTGTCGACCTCGTGCTTGGTTTGTCACAGATGCTTCTTCCGTAGGAGGCATCGGTGGCGCAGGGTGCTTCTCAAGGTTGAGTGCCTCTGCGACCAAAGCGCCAACTTTGTCTTCGTCGACTCCTTTGTTTGTGAGGTCGACATGCTTCTTCAATGCGTCAAATGCTCCCATGTTTATTCCTCCAATTGTGATGTGTCAGTGTTTCCGCCACGAGCACCGGGTCGGGCTGTACGAGGTGGGACATAGATACCCAGTGCTGTGATGCTTGGGACCATGTCTTCACGGTACATTCGTGTCTTGACCTTGCCACAGATGATTACCTGTGTGCGCTCAGCGTATGGTACCCATTCGTCACCGTTGTGGAACTCAAATGGGTGAGTGCTGTCGAAGGTTCGACCGGGGACCCAGACGGTCACCTCTGCAAGGTTGGACTCACGACCATAGGTCGATTGCAACTCAAGACTGGTGACGCTGATGCGGAAGTTCCTACCGGTATCATCGTACTGATTGTCAGTCGGCTCGACAGACATGCGGCTGATGTAGCCCTTTGTCAAAACGACTGGTGGGATGAAGTTGTTGTTGTAGGGGACCTTTCGTTCCTCGTACTCTTCCAACAGGTTAGCCAAGTTGACACATGAGCCATGTTCAGGATTCGTCCAGAACCGACCAGCGTCAGTGTACTGAGTAGGGATGCTTTCATCGGTGTTGTACTTAACCGTCTTGGCGAAGCCACGGTTGGTGTAAAGAATGTCCGAGTCAGCATTAGAAGACGGGACGACTTCAACTCTGCACAATTGTCCGAGTTCGTAAGTATGTGTCATGTCATCGCCGTTCAGAGCAATTCGCCACATCTTAGGCTCATTGATGAAGGACTCTTGGGTGTTGCCAAGGAAGTACATGTAGCGTACTTTGCTTTCACTCGCCATCGGTTTCCCGTAGGACTGTGACTCTTTGTTGGTGTTGAGCATGGTAATCGCTGTACCGTCCACAAGGAAGGCGTACCATGGTAGTTCACCATCGACACGGTCCTTGGTAGGCTTGCCGTTGATGTTCCACACACCGTCATTGGCGGCAACGATACCAATAGTACCGTTGTCAATCGCTTTGTTTCTGTCTTGTCGGAAGGCGAGAATTGCCGCTTCACGCTGGTTCTGTCGTTGGTCACGAATCGCTTCATTTAGACCGCAGATGTGACCGAGGAACACTGTCGTTTCTCGACCACCGCCGCCGCTTGCTCCGAGGTTCCGTGTTTCAATGACGAACATCTCTGCCCATTCGTTGAGCAAGTATTCATCTTCGGTGGCCATGTCGACCACACCGAACTCATCTTTCAACCAAGCCGCAAATGCGGCTTTAGCCTCGTCTTCTGTCTTTCCTGTTCTTACCGCATAAGCGGCAATCTTTTCCATCATTTCACTGTTCATGTTTTTTCACCTGTGTTGTTTTTGTTTTTGCATCGGGTGCATCTTTGCCGATTGAGTAGCCATATATAACATCTTTCTTTTCGACAATGATTCTCACTTATGCAACCTCCTATTCTGTTGGAGAGTGGCGACGAAGTATTCAAAGAAGGCCATATCGTCATCCGGCCATTGTGTTGCCATCATCATGAAATCCCCGTAGGTCTTCATGAAAGCAAACCAATCATCCCCTTCTTCGATGAGGCCCTTAGCCTTGTACCGAAGGGTCTTCAACAAATAGAATCGGCTGTCGCCTTTCTCTAACTGTTGATTGAGGAATGCGTTAAGCGTAGTAAAGTCACCTGCCGCTAAGTGGAGAGCGGCTCTTGACATGTCTTGACCAGAGGACCGGACTCTTTTCTCCAGTGCCTCCGGTGTCTTTGATAATGATTGTAGCGTATCAACCGTCTGCCTCAGACTGCCTTCGCAGAGGGGAGCAAGGTTGCGGTAGTACTGCTTCCATTCTTCGGGAAGTCCTTCGGCCTCATGAATTTTGAGGCAGGCTTCCTCTATCTCGTTAGGACCGTGCGACTTGAATTCGTATGTTGTGCACCTGTCCTTGATTGCTTTGTGGAAAGCAGAGATGTCGTTCCCTGCAAGAATCCAAATGATAGTGTCGTGACTGTCTTCCATGATTTGACGCAGTGCTTTCTGTGCGTCCTTGGTCAATGAGTCAGCCTCGTCTAAAAAGATGACACGCTTTGCTACCATCAGACCCTTGAGCCTTGAGATGTGCTTGAGGTGGTCACGGACATACCCAATTCCACGGTCATCGCTGGCATTGGTGGTGATGAAGTTCTCTTGACCGAACCACTCACCAAGCCAATCCCGTGCCAGAGCACGGGCCGCTGTGGTTTTGCCGACACCGGGGCCTCCGATGAACAGGAGGCAGGGTGGTGCCGTTTCTAACGACCAGTGTTGTGCTTGTTGCTTGAACACCTTACAACCTACCAAGTCTGCCACAGTCCGAGGACGGTACTTCTCTCTCCACGCAGTCATTTCTTAGACCCCCAGAAATCAAAGAGCATCCCTACCGGGGCTCCTCTAATCTTGGCAACTTCGTTCTGGAGTTCTTCCACTGCACCGACAAGTCGTTCGGCTCTTTCAATTCGCACCATCAGTTCGTCGAGGTACGCTTCCATGCTCTCAATCTTTTTCTCTAAGTCTTCAATCTCACTCATTCTTATTCACTCCTTAATCTTCTTTCGTAGCGTCCCTGTGCCCCATGCTTGTTGGGGACAAAATAGAACTCCCAATCCGAATGAGGGCATACATTGTATGGATAAGACGACACAAACGACGGACATACCTCATGGATAACCCCGTCCTGTTTCACACGGGAGAGGCGTCTGTTGCATTTACCGCACTTGCTTTCAAGGTGGCGAATCCACTCGTATTTTCCCGGTCTAAGCGTCATTCAGGCACGCCCCTTGTAAAGACAGTTAGCCATTTCACATCTTTTGAAACCATGCCAAACCATGATAGGAGTTCGTAGGTTGTTGCATCCTTTAACAAGACACTTCTTGAGTTCAAGGGGTAGCCTGTCATAACGGTCTTGAACATCTTTAGTTGTCATTCTTCTTCACCTCGTGGTTCTGTTCCCATCGGTTCACTCAATGTCACTCGTGAAGGGAACTTGAACACAGGTACGGTCGACTCGATGGTCTGATACACATGGTACCCTGTGCTTGTTTTCTTCACCATGTCACCCACATTGATTTGGGGCATTCGTTCAACCTTTGTGACTTGTCGCCAAGAGGTATCTGGTATGTTCACGCATTTTATCTTCATGTTAGGCCCAAGAGCCAACCATGCAATGTTCCAATTTACTTTCATTTGTTTCACCTATGTCATTTCTATGATGTCAGTCAGTTGACTGAGGTCGCTAAAGCCGAGGTTGTCATCAGCATAAAGCAGTTCTCCCGTGATTGTCATGGTCGACAGGCGAACCTCGTTCACCTTGCCAGCCACCACAACCGCTTGCTCTTCCACCGGGAGCCAGTGGGCTCCGACAAGTACACCTTGTCGAGCGAGTCTTGTTCTCACATGCTGGGCTATCTCAGTTGGAAGCCTCGCCTCCATTACTTGGTATGGGTCAAGCCCATCCAGTACACCAAGGCGCACATGTGTTTCGTATTCTGCGTCCTTCTTGATAGAGAGGACCAGTAAGTGAATGTGATATGTTCCGTCCATAACTGCCCAGCCACCTTGCTCTCCTATTTGAAAGGGGCTGTTGAACGAGAGTCGAAGTCGTTCATTTTCTGACAGTGTATGCACGAGGGTGGTAATCGACGACCCTTCTTCAAGAAGTTCGCCTACTCGTAGTTGACCTTGTACGCCCAGCCCTTTCAATAGGCTGAGTCGCTCCATCATCGGTCGCTGATGAATAGACCAGTCCTGTCCTAACGACAGAATATCCGTAATACACTTGACCACAGTGCCCTGCGCCTCCACCTCAAGGACACAGGCTTGTTGAATAGGTAGGTCAAGGCTGTTCATCTTGGCCACTGCACGCTTGTCCCGGTTGTACAGCACACCATTGTAGGTGCCACTGGGGAACTCAGTGATGTGGAGGTATCGTCTGGGGTGGCGTATTACCTCAGCATAGACGCCAGCGGGCGCTGTTGTCTGCGTCCATGCCTTGTACACCGGGCCTCGGAACGGTTGTCCCGGTTGAATTTCGTCAGGGACCTCGACCTCAGCCTCAGAGTATTTGAGTAGGCGTACAAGGAACTCAGCAGGGGACATCGTGTCCAGTGCTTTCTTGACAGCAGGTAGGCTCATGGCCTGCCCTTCGCCAATGTGGGTGCAACGCTGAATGAATCGCTCTATTGGATAGGGCGGGTTCTCACCCAGTGCTCTGCTCCAGAAGAGTTCGGCCTCAGCCTCGGTCATTAACTTGGATGTCGCCAGTACACCCACCTCGCTCAGTTGGTGCATGTGGTGAAGTGCCTGCTTCACAGTCAGCCCGCTACTCTTGTTGCCCCTGCTCTCTGAGGCAAGTGCCAGTACGATTGGCTTGCCTACAAGTGACTCGTCCCAGACGAGGGGTGAGATACCCAGTTCACTGCACACATTGTCCCTGACCCAGCCATCCGTGACGAAACGCCGTGGATGTTTTGAGTGCCTTGGATAAAAGATGTCGATGATTTCCTCGTAGTCGTCAGTCGTCATCTCCAAGATTTGGGACACCGCCTTGATGGCAGTACGGAAGTCAGCCGAACTGTCTCCGGCTCCTCTTCCATAGTGCAACCTACGGAGTGTGCGTGCCACCTTCGTGGCGAGTGACAGAAGCATATCAATCCCTTTCTAACGAGTCGATGATGTGCTGTATTGAGTCAGCCAAGTTGTACGCATCCTCCAGACTGAGGCGTACGCCCTCTTTGGTCCATCCGGCACCACTTGCGTGGTCAGTGGTTCGTCTGATTCTAATGTCAATGGTGGGGGCCACGCCTTCTTTCTCGCTGGTCACCACACTCATAACACACTCAGCCTTTCCTAACCACTTGCGCATAGTCGACGCCGCTCGCCATTGTATTGTCTGAGTCACGCCTTCACCTCCACGCCATCCCAAGTGTAATCTATACCACATTCGGGACATGACAAGTTCCAACCCCGCCTATACTGGACAAGTTCACAACTTTCACATTCTTCACAAAGACTTCCTATTCTGTATTCCTTCATTCCGTCACCTCCAATTCATCCACTCGCACGACAATCCCACCGCATGAACAATGGTCGCCATACATCGGCCTTATGTTTCCATCGGTGTTATTCTTGATGTAATCGTCTGTAAAGTCCCACCGACACTTCTCGCATATTATCATGAAGGGTTTCTCTTTCTTCTCTTCTTTCTTCTTCTTCCAAAATCTCACGCCGTCACCTCCACGCATTCACATGAAAGTAAATCCTCTTCGCAATCAAAACAAATGCCACGCTTCCATGTACATTCATCGGCACAGAATTGATTGAAGTTATCAGCAGTGATTTCCAAATCGTGTTTGGTATGAAAGCAAGTAGGGTCTTTTGGTTTTGAACAATGTTCACATGTATCACTCACGCCGTCACCTCCCACAATGTTTCATATTCTCGGTCATAAGTCGAGCATTCGTCATACTCGGTTCTCACTCTTTCAATTAAGATAACTTTGTCTCCATTAAACGAATAGTCAATGTAGTCTTTCCATTGTCGCCAATCCTTTCCTTCAAGTATATGTAATTCAGAACTTTCATAATGAATCCAGTATTCACTAACCCACTTAGTCACGCCGTCACCTCCACGCCATATTCATTTAGGTAATGACACTCACTACAAATACGCCCTGCTTGAACATCATGTAGTGGTTGAGTCTTAGCGCAACAAGTCTTGAAGCATACTTCACAGTCTTCGTATTCACTCACGCCGTCACCTCCTTACAACATTCTTCTGCATCGTTCTTGTCGGGGAAGCCACGACCGCAGTTGCCGCACTGCCATTCACTGAATAGGTATGCGTCGGTCACGCCGTCACCTCCACTTGTTCTTTGATAAGTTCCCAAGCGGCCACGAAGTCGCCCATCAACTGTTCACTTTCTTCAAATCGCTTGATGATATTTCTAATTCGTTTTATTCTGTATTCATGATTCATGCCGTCACCTCCACGCCTTGCCACCAGTCGGGAGCGGGTGTTCCCTTCTCCCACTTGGCGAACTGCTTGGAATGGTAGTAGGCTCGGTATGCCTTGACCGCATGTTCGGGGTAAGCATGGTACACAACCTCACCGTCAATTGGTTCGGGGCGGTACTCATCGGGCATAGCCAGTGCGAATTGGGTGAGTCCACCTTCGGGAACTATGTCTTTCATAGTGGACATGATATGAATAGGCCAATGGCAAGCGTGTGTTTTACCAAACCGAAGGTCGTATTCACGGAGTAGTCTTTGAGCATGACGAGCGAGCCACTTGAAGTTATTACGAGAATCTCCCGCAAAAATTGTGCATGGGTGATGCTTGTAGCCACCCTTGTAGGGCTTACCTGCTTTGGTCAGTGGCATCTGCTCATCAGTCGCACCGTGTCGGCGCAGGGCTGATGCCATCATCTGTGCGGCCTCCACGCACATCTTAGGTACATGCTTGTCGCAGTGCATTTGAGCCGCAACAGTAGGGTCGGTGTCAAGTACGAAGATGTTCATACTACCACCTCACCACTTTACCGAATCGTTCGTACTGCTTAGTCACATGTTTTATCATCGCTTGCACATCCTCAATGTCTGCTGTGACTTTGTATTCCACCCCGAAAGCCGCTTCGCAATCGGTGACTTCTTGCATTATTTCTTCCCATTCGATGATGGTTGACTTTAGCAGTCGTAGTTGATGCCACAGTTTGTATTCATCGGAGCCTTCCTTAGCCCATGGCATTGAACCTTTTTTGATTGTTGTCTTCATCAGTCCCACCTCGATGCAAGTTGGTCTGCTCGCAGTGCTTCAAGTTCTCTATGACAATCGTCACAGATGTACTGGTCACTGTCGTGGTAGTCTTCTGCACAGATGGCGCATTCTTCTTCTTTCATTCCTCTTCCTCTCCGTTTGTTTCGTACAGTGCGACACGACCACGAATGTGAATCGGCAGTCGTTCGCCGCTTACTGGACAGATACTTCCTAACACAACCAGCCGGTTGAAACGACCAGAGTCGGTCGCAGAAATGTCTTGCAAGTCGACGATGTCCGTCACCTGCTGTGGGTGTAGCAACTGATAGGTACGCTTCTTACCACGGTACCTTTCAAGTTGGTCAGTACCTACCATGAGTTCGTAGTCCCGTGGTGGCATGAGAATTGTATTGTCGCAGGCAGGACAGGACGCCTCAACGCCCCAGTCCTCGTAGGTCATCATCTCGCCGTCTTCACCCTGCACTTCCTTGTCGCCAAGGAAACGCCAGTCAACATCGGTGAGTTCGTAGGCCGCCAATGGTAGTTCACAGTCCTCGCCCGGACAGCGCATGTTCTCCAGTTGCTGTTGCTTGAGGCCCATGGTGAACTCCATCTGCTCTTCCTGTGTGTTGACTACCATAGGGGAGGAGTCGTCGACGACCCAGCCTTTCTTGACTGCTTCGCCTTTGACTACTCCATGTACCTTGGCCGACTCCAATGAATTGAAGGTGGCAATCAGGCTGAGTGTGTTGTCCTTACCTTTCAGATAGACGAGGCCCTGCCCGGTCAGGTCCCAGACCTGTCCTTCTTGTAGGCCGTCCAGCAGTTGTGACACTTGCTCGTTCTGTGTCATTCAAACACCCCACACATGCGTGCCATAAGGTCATCAGCCATACCCATCAATAGAAACCACGCTTCTTCCTCAAGTTTCATGCCATGACTCATTATGATGTCATATATTTTCTGTTCGACTTCTGGAATCATTCAAGCCAGCCTCCTGTCAATCCATGCACAAGCATCGTGGTAGTCTTCGATAGTGTAAGGTCGGTTCGTTTCAATCTCCCACTCAAAGTTCGCAAGGTCGAGAAGTGTGTCGGACTCACGCCCCATACCTTCCTGTACGATGTGGAAGGCAAGCATCTTGATGTGCTTGGTCACTCGCTTCATTCCTCTTCACCTGCCTCTCGTAGTGCTTTCTTACGCAACGCTCGTCGGAACTTTGCTCGGTATCTGCCCATGTGTGCTTTCTTCTGTCTTTGTTTCATTGTCCTCTCTCCTCTCTTACTTCTGTTAGCCAAATCATTTGACAGCAACAGCGTGATGGATGCAATCGATAATTCTCGGTGACCAGTACGACTGAGAGTTTTCCCTCAGTTGACTCACGACAAGCAGGGCACGCTCTTAGGTCAAGGTTGGCTACAAGTAGCACCTCTTCCGTGATGGCCTTGCCTGTCATCGAAACATCCGCAGGGACGGGAAGGTGAGTACCCAACAAAGAGTACTTCTTCCCGCCCACTACGAAGTTGCCGTCATCGTCGATTTGCTTGGCACTCATCTCACTCAATAAATTACCTCCGCAAAGAATGGTACGCTTGCAAGTTGCTGTGTAAGTACTTGCTCACTTTCTTGTGCGAGTGCTTGTGAGTCTCCACCGATGGCGGCGACGACTTTGTCACTGATGCCTCGGAGCATGGTGTGTGTGTCACGCAACTTCTTGTCCATAGCATTGAACCCAAGGGTCTTGCCTTCCAATGCTTTGTTGCGGTACTGCTCGTGGTCTTGGTAAGCAGGCTTGTGTGTGATTGCACCAGTGAGAATGTTGTACACTTGGTACAATGTCTTCTGGTCATCAGGCAATACACGGACCCAGTCTTGAGCAGGGTTGGTCCAACCTTGTCCCATCATGCGCCACATGTGACCACGGCTGAGGTGGGTGACTTCACCCACATCGTTGCGGTGCACAGTTGGTTTGGTAATCAAGCCCGCCTTCTCAGACAGGGTCATGATTTTCTCAAAGATGTCATCGTTGACTGTGATGTTGCGCATTGCTTCGACCTCGATAATCTCACGGGCCGCTTCCATCATGACCTCGTTGATTTTGTCAGCAAGGGCGCTGAAATCGTAGGACTCCATGACGCCTCTGGTGTGTCGCAACTTGAGCAGTGTCTGTTGCTTGCCGAGGACCATGCCGTTGGAGCAGGCCAATCGCATTGCAATGGCGTTGACCTTGAAGGACGAACTGCCATCGAGGCTGTTGTGAATCGAGAAGCCAACACGGTAGTCGCCTTGTTTGACAAAGCCCATGTCACGCCATCGCTTGCCGAGGACTGATTCCTTGGCCGCATCCCAGTCAACACTGGAACTGACATCACAGTCGAGGCGGGCTACCTTGCCCTCATCGAATGCGAAGACCTTGGCAGGCCATCCGTTCTCAGCGGCTTGTGCAAGGATTGGAGCGAAGCCCTTGGCATAGGGCAGTGCGTAGTAATTGGGACTGAACATCCCAAGGTGAGCACCAAGCGGTCGCTTCTCAGACTTGTAGTTCGGATTGAAGACATGCTTGACAATTGCCTTGCCGTCGCCATCAGTAATCTTGGCGGCCGAGGTTTGTCCACTGCGCTCGTCTTCAAAGAGAACAAAGCCCATCTTCTCTGATGGAATGAAATCCCAATCAGCCGTTGCTTTGTTTCGTCGGTTGCCAGAGTACAGCGCATCGTCGAACGGGCCAACATCGTTGACCACCATCTCTCCGTCCGCTGTGATTTCCATCACCAGTCGTCCTTCTTGTGTACCGAAATGCGGTACTTCATCGTTGTATTCATCTTCATCTATGTTTTCGTTCATTTGTTTCACTTCTCCGTTGGTTGTCCACCACGATGTGGGTTCGTTGTGTTCCATCGCAGTGACAATTGAAATGTCCTGCTCTGTCACTATGAATGGTGCGTCTGAGCCGTACAGCAGGGACTCTGTGTGTCCCGATACTTGTACTGCTACTCTGCCATCATCCAGTGCCTCGAATCGTTCAAGGTCTTGTCGTTCAATCTTTAGTGTTTTCACACCAGCCAACGATGGGTACTCCATCGTCATTGTCTCGGTTGTTGTTTCGGTTATTTTGCCTATTACAGTTGTCGCCATAGTCATATTGGTCACCTATCTTCTATTTAAATTGTCTGCCTGATTTGGATGAGAGGAGGTCAAACAGGCTCCCCTACCGTTTTTTTCAGGGCTCGGTCGCCCTATGGAATGTACTCTGTGCCATCTCTGGCGGCCTGCTTTATTTCTTGATAACACGCATGGCACAGGCCAGAGGGGTGCATTGGCATGCTCTGTGTATTACAATTGTATGTACTACAAATGTCCACAGTGCCCTTCATGCCGTCACCTCCTTGAGTCGGTACATGTTGACTGTCGGACTATTAGGGATGACTCGGGACTTAATCACTTCGTATTCCCCTGACCTGATAACATTGTGTGCTAACTGGTTCTGGTTGTTGAGGTACCGGAATGTGGGCACTGGTATCTTGTTGTTGCTACAAGCCTCTCTGTACAACGCATTGGTTTGGGGTTTTGTGTGCTCCTTCAACAACCACATCATTTCACTGGCAGAAACCCATTCGTTGTTGTTCTCAAGCATGCTCCATCTTAGCCTGCTTAGGATGTGGTCCATCTGTGTCTTGCGCATGCTCATTCTTCATCACCCCAAGTATCTTGCCAGTGTTCCTCAGCGTCTTCGCCAAAGTCCATGTCGTACGATTTCCGTAGCCACTGCATAGCGTGGGCTTCCCATTCAGGATTGATTGAGTAGTGGTAGTCTTCGTGTAAGAGATACCCCATATCCACCATCGGGTGACGCAGTTCCTTATGCCACGGTGCACCGCATCGAACAGCCTCTTTCCAAGAACCAAGCACTGCTCCTCGCAGTGCCCACAGTTGTCGCTGGGCAAGGTCAAGTTCCTGCTCCAGTTCGTTGACTCGCTTCTTCGTTTTGTTCAGTTGGATGTACACGCTCATGCGCCCACCTCCGGTAGTCGTGTGAGTAGTGCGCCGGTCATGGCGATGCTGTGAGCAAGGTCGGGTTGTCCAAGGTCACTCAGTCTGTCTGCGATGTCGTGCAATCGGGCGTGACGGCAACTCGGACAGATGCCGCACTTCGGTGCTTTCCAAGTTCGGTTGCTTCCGTAGCATGTGACTCTCATGCGTCCACCTCCATGTTGTCTGTGCTCCGACCAAGTTCATTGAGCACCCATTCGTAGGCAGAAAGGCACCCATCGAACCAATGCGCTTGGCCAGTACTGATGCCTTCTGCATTCGACTTGTGATGCAACTCTCTTACTTTCTCTTCTATCTTTCCTATCAATTCTTCGTTATTCATGCTTCCACCTCTTCTGCTCGGAAGTACCCTTCCCACTCTTCAACCAATATCTCCAATTCTTCATCTGTCAAATCGTGAATCCATTTTATTTTGTGCTTCATTGTCCCACCTCTTCTGCTTCCAACCACCAGTCAAGTTGGCCCCGCACATACTCACGGAAGTCATCGACCGACATGTCTTGGCATTCGTACACATCCTTCATGGTACTGCGTACCCATTCAGTGTATGCTCTCATCTGTATTTCTGTTATCATTCCTTTCATTCTTCTTCACCTTCCGGTCGTGTTTCGTTGGCCCATGCAATTTGAAGGGTACAGTCCCAACCGTTATTCCGTTCACAAAATACAAGGAATGCAACAACAGTATCGACGCCACAATCGCCACACATTTCTTCAATGAGCGGTCTGCTCATTTCACTGCCGACTCGCAATCCCGCAATAGTAGCGGCGAGGTCCGTCATACCACTTAGTGTAGCACTCATTCTTCATCGCCTCCGTAAAGTGTGCCTTGATTGTGCATGTTCGCAAGACCCCAAAGGAACTCACTGCGTTGGTGTACCATCGCACCATTCAAAGAGCGTACGATTTGTTGAGCAGTTGCCTCTTGTATTCCTTGTACATTGAACTCGATGGCGTGATTGATAACAGAAAATTTGTACCAACCATTTTCCCAGTTCTCTATTTCCTTTTCCTTCTCTAAGCAAAGTAATGTCCATTTCAACGGGGCTATCCTCATTCTTTCACCCACCATGCGGTTCCTTCTGTGTAGCCTGCGAACGACCAGTCGTCGTTCGGGTAGCCCCACTTGTTTCGTTCTTCTGCTGGTATCTCTGCTGTTCTCTTTGCGTTTTTCATATTACTTCCTCTGTTTCAAATTGCCAGCCGTTCTGTTTCCTGAGTCGGCTGACTAACTCCTTGACAAGACTCTGTCGCTCTTCGATGTCGCCACCGTCGAGCACTGCCTTGACGACTTGACGCTTGCCCTCAATCACACGGTCGAAGTGTTCGTCGATTGAGTTGGCAACTGAAAGGTACACTGCGTGAACGGACTGGCTCTCCTGCCCCATCCGATACACACGGTCCTCTGCTTGCTCCTCGTCAGTCGGCACCCACTCCCGTTCAATGAAGAGGACTGTGTCTGCCGCAGTCAGCGTGATGCCTTCCTTGGCGGCGATGGTATTGCACAGCAGTACATCCAGCCCACCTGATTGGAAGGACTCGACAATCTCCTGCCGTCGCTTGGAACTGACACTGCCGTCGATGCGGTCGTGCCTGATGTGAGTGTACTGTTTGAGGGCGCTGAGTTGGTCAGCAATGCCTGACAGTACATCCTTGTGGTGACAGAAGACAACCAATGGTTTGCCATCCGTCAAGTCGTACCGTGAACCAATCCACTCGACAGCCCTCGGTACCTTCATGCGACCACAGATGTGGCGCAGGTCACTGAGCATGTTGAGCATGAAGCCCTTCGGTAATGGAATCTCATGTGCGTAGTGCGAGTCCATGGTGTAGTAGTACTCGTCTTGTTTGTCGTCGTACTCCTTGCGCTCTGACTTGGACAGTTCAATCGGAATGAACTGCCGTACCTTGTCAGGTAGTTCGGTCAGCACTTCCTTCTTGAGCCGACGGATGCACATGTCACGAGTACGCTCGTTGAGTTCTTTGGTATTGCTTGCACCCTTGAAGTCCCAGCCGAAGCCGTTGTGCCATGGGTCGCAGTACCTTTGTTTGAAGTCCCACTCGCTGGGGAACTGAGAGGAACTGAGGAGGTTGAGTGAGTTGAAGAACTCAGCAGGTCTGCTGGAAATCGCTGTACCAGACAGGCCAATCACTTTCTGACTGAGCCGTCCGACTCTGATTGATGCGGCGGTACGCTGTGCTTTGCTGTTCTTGAGGTAGTGAATCTCATCGAAGACAGTAATGGCTGGGCTCAACTGAGCCAGCCGGTCTTGTTGTTTGTTCATCAGGTCGTAGTTGATGATGATGATGTCGGCTGGCTCAAAGGCACTGGCCTTGCCACTGTCAACCACATGCACTGACTCGTTGGGCAACCACTTGGTCGCCTCCTTCTTCCAATTGTACTTGACATTGGCAGGGGACACGATGACCAGCGGTCGCTCCTTGGGATAGAGTGCGGCATAGGCAAGTGCTTGGATGGTCTTGCCCACACCCATGTCATCACCGATGAGGCAACGACCATGGGACGCCTCGGCAAATGCCACGCCGACCTTCTGGAACGGATAGAGTTCAAGGCCAGCAGGCAGTACTACACTGAGTCGCTGGTCAAGTTCCTCTGCATCGACAGGCTTCAACTCAACAGCACCGCTCATCTCCACACGGTTGATGCTCTCGTCAACTTCTGCTGACACAGCATCGCATTCCATGATAGCCTGTGCGAGTGGTAAATAGATTGGCTCCATCAGATTGTACAGCGTCGTCGCTTGACCGATGGGGATGCTCCACTCTTTCTTGTCAGCGTTCCACTTACGCCCTGTCACTGCTCGCACAGCCAACCTGACATCGTCACGCAGTATCTTGTCCTGAATCCACGGCCAGTGTAGTATGAGTCGCTTGCCTCGTGCTTCGACCCATGCCTTGTTGGGGTCACGAACGGTGACGCCTTCGACCATACTGTACATCTCTGAGCAGTCCATACCAAATGAAGTGAGGATGTCTGCCGCCTGCTTGATGATGGAGGGCTCGTTCTTGATTGACCATGCACGCATGGACGACTCCCACTTGGTCATAGGGAAGGGCAACTCACTCTTGAGTCGGTCTTTGGCATCCGCTGAGTAGGGGAAGTCAAGTGCCAGCCGCTGTCCGTACTTGTCACTGTGCTTGTGTGTTGTCACCTTCATTTAATCGCCTCCTCCAATATATTTTGCACAGGACGATTCACTTTCATACCTACCATACCAGCAAGAGCACGCTCAATCGCTTCACGCAACCGCTTGACTTCTTCAAGGAGAAGTGGTGCGTCGTTCAGTAGTGCGGCAGTAGCCTTGTGTTGTTCAATTGTTTCAGCATTCTTGAGCATCCAGTTCTTCCAAACCCAAACCTGTGAGTTGTCCTCTACTGCTTTGTCTATCAAGTGTTTTTCGTATTTGTCTGTGTCAATCATTCAATCATCTCCCTACCAAAGTGCTTCTCGTATTCGTGTTTGCAGTAGTCATAACCAATGACACGACACAGGCGGTCACGAAGCCACTTGGTTTCTTCACGCAACCGCTTGACTTCCTCAAGGAGAAGTGGTGCGTCAACAGCAAGTAGTTGGTCAGCCCTTGGTGCTAAAATCCAATTATCATCTTCATCAAAACCATCAACAGTCCACACCTTGATAGCCTGTATGTCAGTTCCACCTGTCTTCCACGGCGCAGGTGTGTGTCCTGTATATTTGTCTGTGTCAATCATTCACTCGCCTCCGTTATGTCGCTCGCTTCCCACTCATTTACTATTTCATCATAGTTTTCAAGCATCCACTGCATGAAAGCAACATGCCTT